GCCTTTTCGTAGGTAGATGCGTTGTACATCTTATCAATGGACATCGGCTCACCGGTTTTTATCGTCAGCGGATTGCCTGCAAAATCTTTCCCATGTACCTCAAAAAGCAAGGCTATCTTATGTTTGTATTTGGTTTCACCAACAGTAAACAAATCTAATTGCATACCGCAGTCGATAACCTGGTAGCAGCGTGCTAGGTGCATGCCGACTGGCACTTCGATGAACTTATTTTGTTTGTCTGGATTAGATGTAAGTGTAAGACCCATGATTTTCTTCCTTTAGGTTTGGTTTCTTTAAGCCACATTCGGCATAGATAATTTCCCAGTCTTCTTTTCCTGCGTACCCGTTCGTTGCTTTAGTTAGCGCCTCTTCGAGTCTTTCTTGCCGCTCTAGCATCATCTGATGCATCTCTGCGTCCATCACGTCTCCCTGGTCGGTGGTAAGAGATCGTAATTTATCATGTTTAACTTAAAAGTACAATACGCTTGACCGATGAAAATAAACAGGTGTAATATCGGCTTAAACAAACAAGGAGAACCCGCATGACGCTTGCAGAATACTTCCAAACTAAACCTAGAGGCTCAAAGGTTGCGATGGCCAAGAAGCTTGGTATTAGTAAGAACTGGCTGAGCCAGATCATTAGCTGGGCTAAGCTTCCGAGCCCTGAGATCTCTGTGCAGATCGAGCACCTGACCGAGGGTAGCGTGCAGCGCCACGAGTTACGTCCTGACCTGTTCCTATGAACACGTACAAGTTCCCAGTGCAGGCCTATCTGATTCAGACAGCCCGTCTACAGGGCGCTGAGGATTTAACCTACCGTCGCCTGCTCGACGTGTATTACATGACGGAGAAGCCGTTGACCTTAGACGTTGACCTGCTGGCCGGTAAGGTCGGGATGGACCTTGACGTGGTCGAGATGGTCTTAGGCGAGTTCTTCACCAAGGAGGACGACGGCTACCACCACGCGGACTGCGATAAGCAGGTTGCTGGCTATAAGCATCGGGTCAATATCAACCGAGCTGCTGCACCGCTGGGCGGTCTAGTAAGATCCGGCAAGGCACCCTTAAAGGCTAAACCTGTGGATAAGCCTGTGGATAAGAACCCTTGTGAGCGCTTCCAGGACTTCTGGGATGCATGGCCACCGAACGACAGGAAGGTTGCCCGTAAGCAGTGCGAGGATAAGTGGAGGACGCATAACCTGGACCTGGAAGGTGCCAAGATTGTGAACCACGTCATACAGATGAAGAGCTCCGAGGATTGGGTGCGGGGATTTATACCGGCGCCGTTGGTTTACCTGAATCAAAAGCGCTGGGAGGCTGCTGTTGTGATCGGCGCTAAGAGGCGCATCCTATGAGTAAGCTTGAGGCCTTACTAGGGCGCCTGGAGAAGGTCAAGGGGCGTAACGGTAGCTTCGTTGCCTGCTGCCCTCATCACGCCGATAAGAGCCCGTCCCTGGCCATTAAAGAGAACCCAGACGGTCGGATCCTTTTGCACTGCTTTGCCGGGTGCTCCGCGGCCGAGGTTGTTGGATCTATCGGGATGGAGCTCGGCGATCTGTTCCCTGAGGATGCGCAGCGGGAGCGGATCGGGCATCGTGGGCAGCCGACGAAACCTAGATTCTACGCAACAGATCTGTTGAAGATTATTAACTTTGAGGCGCTAGTTGTTTCTATTGCTGCTGCGGATATGTCTAAGGGCAAGCCCTTGTCTGACGTTGACAGGCAGCGGTTGTCTTTAGCTGCGGATCGGATTCGGGAGGCGGCTACCTATGCAGGATAGTTCCTCGTCCCTGATGGCCCGTGCGGCTGCGTTTGATGACTTCAGGCGTAACCAGGTAATCCATTCAAGCCAGGTGGACGTAGAGAAGTACCTTGACGCGCCGGACCTGTCTACGCACGTTAAAACCGCCCAGGAGGTGATTGACGAGATCTGGGAAGAGGTACTGTCCCCGATACAGGTAGACCACAGCTACACGATGCCCTGGCTGAAGACGCATATGTCGTTCCGGTTCCGGCCAGGCGAGGTGACGCTTTACGCAGGGTCTAACGGTGGGGGTAAGTCTCTGATCACTGGCCAGATCGCTATGCATCTGATGAAGCAGAACCGAAAGATTTGTATTGCTTCGTTTGAGATGAAGCCGAAGCGAACTATCTACCGGATGCTGCGGCAGTTCGCCGGGGTCAACATTGACGAGCCTGGCTTCACAAGCCGTGACAAGGTAATAGCGAAGGTCCTAGAGCGTTACGAGTCCTTCGTTAAGGACCGGCTGTACTTGTACGATCAGCAGGGTACGACCACAGCCAAGCAGGTTATTGCGATGGCTAGATACTCGGTGACTGAGCTCGGCATTACAGACATTTTCGTGGATTCGCTCATGAAATGCGTTCCAGCGGAGGATGACTATAACGCCCAGAAGTACTTCGTCGATAACCTGACGGCCTTAGCGCGGGACTTAAATGTGCATGTTCATTTGATCCACCATATTAAGAAGCTGCAGTCTGAGGAGGTTGCCCCGAACAAGTTTGACATCAAGGGCTCCGGCGCCATTGGGGACCAGGTGGATAACGTCCTGTTAGTGTTCCGCAATAAAAAGAAGGAGCACAAGCGGCAGCAGGGTCTGCTTGTTGACGAGTCGGAGCATGACGTGCTGTTGATGTGCGAGAAGCAACGGAACGGGGAAGGGGAGGACTGGTTCGGCCTTCACTACCATAAGGCAAGCCAACAATTTGTGGAGGCGGCAGACAGCGTGCCGATGTCGTTTGATGACAAGGGAAATTTCTGAGGAAGAGCACAAGTACCGGTGCCTAGTCCGCTGGGTCATCAAGTACCGAATGGAGAACCGGGACGCGGCGCACAAGTGGTTGCGTGGCGGGGTAGATGAAAAGAATATTTATCGCAAGGGTTGGATGGAGGTACGTCCTGATTCACCGCTAGAGAAGGACGTAATTAATCAATGGAAGTTAGGTAACCGAGGGGAATACGATCAATGGAAAGTTTAAGAGATAAGGTACAACTTGCCGCAGAGGTTGCACTTGAAATTTACGAAGAAGTTATTGATCAACTGCCTGACTTATTGGGAGAGGTTCCGCAGGAAGTTTATGATGGTTGTCTGTTACTAATTGGGCAGCGTTTGTCAGCGCATGCCGTAGCAGACGCAATAATAAATGCAGATATGAACGCTGCAATTTTAATACATAAGATGTCATCGGATCAGGTGATGGAAATGGCACACGAAATGGCGGCTGAGTCGGTTATATCAAAGGCAATGGGAGAACAAGAATGAGTGAGATGAGCGCGTTTCAACGTAGGTTTTTAAACCGGGCCGAGGCTGTTGATCTGTTCACGCAGGAGGAGTTCGATAAGGAGCTAGAGCTTGCTAAGCAAGAGATCTTGCAAATGGCCATCATCGTTACTGGAGAGGCGATTTCGATAGAGCGGGAGATCTGCGCAAAGATAGCTGAGAAGTTTGACCCAGCAGCCGCTGAAGCTATACGTAACCATGTAGACAAGCCAGATGTTGAGCATTGAGCTGCCCTGGCCACCGTCGGTCAATAGTTACTGGCGAACCTTTCAGGGGCGCATGCTGATTAGCAAGGATGGCCGGAACTACCGTAAGGCGGTCCAAGACGCTGTGACCTTGAACCTGGCTAACAAGCACTGGGAGGGGCAGTTGAAGGTGACGGTGGAGGCGTTCAGGCCAGATAATCGTAAGAGGGACCTTGATAATCTGCTCAAGGCAATCTTAGATGGGCTGGCGCATGGCGGTGTTTACCTCGACGACTCGCAGATAGTAGACCTCAGGATTTACTGGGCGCCGGAAAAGGGTGGGAAAGTGATCGTATCAATTGAGGAAATCAAATGAAAAAGAAAGCATGGGGGCTCAAAACAAAGCATGGGTCCTTTATAAATAGACCGCCTACGCATCATTGGGAAGCCGAGCGGGTGCTGTTGTTTCGTACTCGCAAGCAGGCCAAGTCGTATTTAGAGAACGATCAGTACTGGGAAGGTAGGGCTGCACCGGTTCGGGTTACTTATGAAGTAATGGAGATAGAAGATGAATGATACTGACCTGCTTGATTTTTATGCTGGGCTTGCTCTGGTTGGGTTAATAACGAAGCACGGGTCAAACTTTGGCCAGACGTGGTTTGCAGAGGCTGCATTTTTACAGGCCTCAATGATGCTTGAAGAAAGAAAAAAACATGTAGGTGTATCTGATGGCGATTAAACATAGGGGATAAAAATGAAGCCGTTAACTAACGCTTGGGACGATGAGGAAGTGCCTGAAGACACGGACGATATGCTTAGTCGAGATCCGCACAAAATGGTGGACTTTATTTTCGTCAACCGAGGAAAGCTTGCAGAGGCTGTTGGAGCGCGTGGGTATCTTGAGAACTTCCTTAAATCAAAGAAGGCCTTGTTAATGAAAGCCAGCGGAGAATCGACCATTGGGGCACAAGAGAGGGAGGCCTATGCGCATCCTGATTACATTGCCCTATTTAAGGCGATTGAAGAGGCCAAGGTGCTTGAGGAGACGTTGCGGTGGGGGATGACTGGGGCTCAGATGCGGGTAGAGATCTGGCGCACTGAGCAGGCAAATTACAGGGCTGAAGGCAAGATTACATTGTGATTAAACTTGGGGACTGGGTGATGATCTGTGAGACGGGTGACAAGGGAGTTGTCATTGCTGCGATGGATCAGAACGAGCGGTTTGTCGTCCAGATTCCTCCAACAGCGAAGTGGTTGCACGTAAAGCAGGTCCATGTGGGCATTGAGAAGGTACGAAAGATCAAGCCGATCTTACAGATGAAGTTATTTTTTTAATATTGGAGGTTTTATGAAACGTGATCGTTTATCTATTGTTGCAGACATCCGGCCAGCACAACGTGCGGAAGACGAGTTTAAGACCACGTGGGGACGCGTCTGGACGCACGGCTCAGATGTGATGGGTACCTGGCGTAAACAGCTCGTCAACGGTAAGCCCTGGGTGCCGCCAAGCGAGGTGCGGGATGATTTCCTGTTTAAGCAGAACAGAGAGAAGCCAAGCAAATGACCTCACTATCCATTGTGTTGTTAGTTGCCGGGTTTTTTATCGGCGTGGCGGCAGCGGTTGCCGCGGTGGGCTTTGTTCTGTATTGCTTCAGTGAACAATAAGCTCAACGCGGCAGAGCGCAGGCACCTGCAGCGGGTCAAGAGCCTACCTTGCTCCGTCTGTAATGCGCCGCCACCGAGCAGCGCTCATCACGTCAAGCAGGGGCTGCAGTACACGACTGTGGCCCTCTGCTACGACTGCCACCAGGGCTCTCTAATGGGCTGGCATGGGCAGAAGCGTGCCTGGGCAATCCGCAAGGTAGATCAGCTCGATGCGCTTAACGTTACCATTCAGAGGCTTATAGAGAACACCTATCAGGTTGAGGATAGCAATTAAAAAGAATTAGGTCGGTAGGTGTATAAATCTCTTGTGTGTTTGTTTAATTCCGAATTACACTACGTCTGTAGTCCAGTGATTCACAACCCACAGGAGACCGACCATGAACAATGACCTGAACACCAACAAAATTGACAAACTCGGCGCTTTGCTTGCAGAGATCGCTGACTTGACTGCCGAGGCGAACCTTATTAAAGAGGGCCTCAAGGACATAGCAACGGCCCCAGGCTCTACCGAAAAGGTATTTGAGGGTGCGCTGTTCAAAGCTACCTTTAGCGAGACTAACCGCGGCAACGTTAACTACAAGAAGCTTTTCACCGCCCTCGGCATCAGCTCTGAGGTTATTGCTAAGTATACGGAAACTACCGCTGTGTTTAGCATCAAGGTAGGGGCACGCTAATGAAATTCCAAGAAACTTTTTGCAGCCAGTGCGGTCAGGGCTTCGGCCCTGGCGACGGCGGCTACTCGTCGTGCAAGTCGCACGCCCCTAAGCATCAGCACAATTGGGCGGCCTACAGCCGTATGGCTCGTGGTGCCCTTGGTTTGTCCCAGGCTGAGGTAGCGCAGGCGTTAGGGGTTACCAGGGTTACGATTATTAGGCTGGAGACTGGGCGTAGTCCGGTTAAGGCTTTGTTAGTGAACACGCTCATTGATTTTTATACCTCACAGGGCGTTTCATCAAATATACAAAAGCACCCCTCCCTTTTGTCTGGACAATATGTCACGGTTGGTATCTATTTAAATTCAAAAGGTGGGGGGGTTTTTGTATCGCCACTGAAAGCTAATCCATTAAGGGGGAAGAAATGAAAGTCGGACAGCACGTCAAGTTCAACAAGAAGTTGCCACGCTTAGCCCACTGCCGGGGGTTTATCACAGCAATCGACGGCATGATCGTCAAGATGCACTGGTACGAAGGGGCCGAGGACGGTCCAATGCATACCCTACTGGAGCACTTAGAACTGGCAGGTAAAGCGCCTCAAAAAATAGTAAATAAAGATAGCCTAATTGTTTAATTCGATGTTACACTACGTATGTAGTACTTCATAACAGACAGGAGAACCGACCATGAAACAGCATCCTTACCTAGAGTACTTTGTCCGCGGCGCCTGGGGCGACATCGAGTGCTTAGTCAACGTTACCCACTTCCATCATCAACCTGCGGACCGTAGTTGCACAGACAGCGACATGGACTACCGCGGCTTCACCGAAGTCGAATTCGGTTTGCTGCACCTTGATGGCACGCCGGCGCCTGAGCTGGAAGAGCTGATGGATATCAAGAAAGTTGCGGATATCGAAGAGATGATTATTGCTAACCTTTGGGAGAACTAAGATGCTGGCTTACTGCGATTACATTATTACTATCATTAAGACTAACCTGCTGCCGCACGACGACCTGGCGCACATCGATACGGTTGGCCCGGTTAACTACGACCTGGGCCCGAACGGGGAGTTCCTGGGCACCGCTAAGACGCTGGAAGTGACGGACATGAACGGCAAACGTTACCTGATCACAGTGGAGGAGCTATGAGCATTAGCCCGGACGATGTCTATAAGAAGGCTATACAGCTCGGCTTTAATCCAGAGACCGACGAGATCCGCTTAGGGCGCCTTCTAGCCCTTTCGCAGTCGTTCTATCACCAAGGGTTTATGGAGGGCGTAGAGAGCCTTAAAACGGCCTTAGAACACGCCAGGACAGGGGAGGCAGTATGAAACGCGTAACGTTAGAGGACGCGCCTGCTGAGTACAGCCTAGAGCAGGCAACGATCTGGCTGGAGGCCTACAACCAGGGATTTGAGGTCGGTGTTGAGGTTGAGCGGGATGATTGTGCGCGGATGGCTGACCATTACTTTGACTACGCCCCGAGTAAGCAGATGCGCGTTGCTTACGGGAACCTTGCTGACGCCATTCGTGGGAGAGATCATGACAACCTGTAACGATATGCACATCCGCGGTTTAGAGTTATTAATTGAATCGCTCGACAAACAAATTGAAGATGATTCCGAAAAAAACGGGGTGCATCACGACGCCATCCGAGTGGTATTACGGCATATTTATGATAAGGAAGGCATCGCCGTTATTAGAATGTTAAGCGATAAAATTCAGAAGGAAGTAGATAACGTCCCTTTTGCAGATTGGCTCATGCATTTTTTATATGACTTTGAATATGACTGACATTATCCAACTAGCAATTGATGCCAGCGTTAAAGCTGAGCGTGAGGCCTGCGCGAAGCTATGCGAGGCCCTAGCTAAATGGCATAGCGAGACGGTAGCGGCGGCCTTTGAGTCTGCTGCTGAGGCAATCAGAATGAGGGGGGATAAGAATGACGCGAAATAATATTGTTAAGTGGGCCCAGGACGCTGGGGTTATGCCGCTAGGCTGCGACGCGACAGAGGATCAATGGCAATCACTAGAGTTGTTTACAGCGTTAGTCTTAACAGCAGAGCGCCGGCGTCAAGCTCATGGTGCGGCATATTGGACTGCTTATGAGTATGACGTTGCCGCAGAAGAGCGCGAGGAATGTGCGAAGTTGTGTTTTCAAATGTGGAACAAATGGTTGGACTCTGAAGATAAAAGTGATTTTAGGCCGCCCGATGCAGAGGATTGTGCCGCAGCTATCCGCGCAAGAGGGGTGGCCATGACGCAAGATGAGAAAGATGTTCTTCAGAATGCCCTTGACGAGGCTATGGTTGAGATAAGGGGAAGGAACTCATGACTGACAAAGAAGTAATGCAGGCAGCACTAGCGCAGCCTGAACGAGCAGAATGTGACGGCGGGCAGTGTGGTATTGGCGGGTATTGTAAGCAGTGTCCAAAGACGCAGCTTAAACGCGAATGGCAGGGGCTGACCGATGAGGAATACGAAGCAATGGCAGAGCAGTATGTAACTAACTGCTATTTCGATACATTGGAATACGCAAAAGCCATCGAAGCAAAGCTAAAGGAGAAGAACACATGACAATCGACATGAAAAAAATATGGTTTGTAGACGGACAAATAATTGAGGAACAAATACCTGAAGAAAAAATTTATTGGCAAAGCCTTACCAAAACAGATATTGACAAGGCATGGGAATGGGCACAAAAAAGCTCACCTTACGGGGTAACCCGTATCGAAACATTTGCCAGAGCTATCGAAGCCAAGCTAAAGGAGAAGAACACATGACAATGCACACTTACCCGCTAAACGATTTGCGCGAACATGAAACTGATAAAGGTGCATTTTGCTGGTGCAGACCGGAGTACGACGAGGAGTATGACTTGTACGTACATAGAAGCATGGATGGGCGCGAAGAATACGAAGAAGGAAGGAAGCCGACATGAATGAACAAATTAAACAACTTGCTAAACAGGCAGGATTTTACAAGTACGGTGATGATTTTGAAGACATAATAGAAAAATTCGCCGAGTTGATTGTGCTGGAATGTATGCGTATGTGTGAGGTTACGGAGATGAGTTTTGTGACTCATGGTTGTGATGTTGAGGCATCGGGTGCAATTACGGTTAGAAAATTTATTGCTGAACATTTTGAAGTTGGAGATATACCCGAGCCATCGAAGCCAAATTAAGGGAGAAGAACACATGACATGGCAAGTATGGACAAACATAATGCAGAAGAACGGGGCTTCAACTCATGTGGTTCCGTTAAACGATCTTCGAGAACACGCAGAAGAAGCGACGTGCTGGTGTAACCCGCGAGTTGACGAGGAGTTGAATTTAGTTACGCACAACAGCGCAGACAATAGAGAGGCGTTTGAAACAGGGGAAAGGAAGCCGACATGAATTGCAAAGACGATGTTGAGGAAAAGTTTATAAAAGATTGGAACGAAGGCAAAGTGCGGCGCGTGTCTGACGGTAAAAGAATGGTTCCAGAGCGCGAATGGCAGGGGCTGACGGATGGTGAGAGAGAACAAATTGAAATAAAAGCTAACGACAAGAGTGAGATGACGGCTTGGGAATACGCACATCGTGTCGGTAACTTTACAGAAGCCAAGCTAAAGGAGAAGAACAGTGGATAAGAATATATGCGGCATCTGTCGGGACGGGCTTGTTTATGAAGTCACCAGAGTAAATGACGAGTACAAAGTCAAAACTGGAAAAGCGTTTGCAATAGACCTGACAAACCCGTTGAAGACTATAGATAGCACAGTCGGGGGGATGCACCGTAAGCAGTTGCACGACTTGCTAGATGAGTGGATTGATAATGCGCTAAAAGATATGACGGGTACTAACGGCCTAGCCTCAGGCCGGTTTCCCTGTGACCACTAGGTAGCCAGACCAATTAACTGCCTAGTAAATTAATTATACTGTAAGGAAAAAAATATGAGCGACTGGATGACTGAAGAGTACGGGTTCCCGCACAAGGATGGCAAGGTGAGATGGTACGTAGTTGGCGCGGAGGAAGATGTTTATGGATACCTTGGCTGGTACGACATGACTGATTGGGACAAAGGGCTTGAAGAGGTTCTGTTTGATGCAAGGCAAATCGTACAAGTCGCAAACGGGGGGCTTGATTTTCAAGTCTTACGACATGATCAAATTATTACTTTAGCAAATAATGTTAAATGGGCATTAGAGGATGCGTTAGTAGTTCCAGGAGAAACCACGTTTAATTATTGGTATAAGAGGAAAGAAGCATTAAAAGGGGATTCTCAAGAATGAGACCGCATGCACTGCTGGACTATTTGATTGAGAACCGTTGGGCAGATGGTGACCGGGACTTAGTAGAGTTACTAGACATGCCACGCTCTACGATTAGCAAGATTAGGCACCGTAACGCAATTGTTAACCCAACCCACATCCTGAGTATTTATGACGCGACGAACTTGAGCATTGACGAAATTAGGGGGCTCATTGACAAGGCATCGAAGGAGACAAATGATGAAGACGAGTGATACAATGAAACCTAAGCCGTGGGAGATTGTAGTGGCCACAGTATCAATTGTGCTGCTGTTCCTTTTGGCTGCATTACTTTAACCTTTAAGGCGTCCTATAAGGGGTCCTTGAAGGCTACCGGTGGTCTGGAGTTTGCCTTGGTCGGTTTCGCTGGGCCTGACACCTCGGAAAGACGGGGGACTTGACAGTATTAGTCTGGGCAATTAATATTCACATATCCAATTGGGTGGTGCCGATTGGTAGTTTCCAACAACGAGAGAATGCCCTGATAAGGCAGGCTTCGTCAAAGCTTCGAGAATGTGGTTGGACACACTCTCATAAGCGGCCAACCAAGCCTAAAGCCTCCTTTTCAGGGCTTTTTTATTGGTGGCTGCCGATAGACATGCGGTACGTCGGTGGTGTCTTGGTACTACTCTGCTACACGAGCAAGCCAGAGCAGAGACGGTGGGCGAATCCTAGAGCCGGGTGGTTGAGAATAGTCTGGGATGCTGTGCGACGGGGATGGCTCCGGGCGACAGAAAAGCGAGTCCGTTTCATTACGGTATGGGCTTGCTTTGCTCTAAGGATTCACCAAGCGACACCCTCAAAAAGCCTATAAGGCACAAACGACTACCTTCACAAGGGAAAGAGATGAAACCACTTACAGAAGCCCAGATCCAAGAGCTATACGACATAGCCGCAATGGAAGCCTGGAAGACCTTCGCAGCCTACCCGCCAGAAATATTCCCCATCATCTTCGCCAGAGCTATCGAGTCCTATCACGGGATAGAAGATAGACAAGCCCCAGAAGCGTAAGTACACTGCGACCAAAGGAGCACACTATGGCCAAGATGGGAAGACCCAGCATATACAACGCTGAACTAGCTGCGAGTATCCTAATTAGGATCAGTAACGGCGAGTCGCTGCGTAGTATTACGAAGGACGAGGGGATGCCGACGCAAAGCTCGGTGTACCTGTGGTTGCTACAAAAGCCAGACTTCTCAGAGCAATATACGCGTGCACGGGAGGAGCAGGCTGATACTTTAGCTGACGAGATCCTAGCTATTGCTGATGAGACGCCCGACTCTGTGACTGACGAGAAGGGGATTAGCCGCACCGATTCTGGCTGGGTAACCTGGCAGCGGAACCGCGTTGACGCCAGGAAATGGGTAGCCAGCAAGCTCAAGCCGAAGAAGTATGGCGAGGCCCTCAAGGTCGGTGGTGACAAGGATAACCCATTAGCGGTGACGGTGGGGACTGAGGTCTTCGATAGCGTGCTAGAGAACCTAGCGCTGCAGAAGCAACTGCAGAAGCCTAAAAAATGAGTGACCTGGCCGAGATACTGAAAGACGAGACGGTTCGTCGTCAGTTCATGGCAATGCCCCCGGCGCAACGGGCGGCTTACGGCTGGAGGATGCAGTGGCTATCTAAAGCCCACAGGCATCAGATATTACCTAATGGGGACTGGTGGAGTGTTTGGCTTCTATTAGCGGGGAGAGGCGCCGGCAAGACCCGCACGGCGGCTGAGCAGCTGGCCTGGTGGGCCTGGACCGAGCCTAACACTAGATGGTTAGTCGGGGCGCCAACGAGCGCTGATGTGCGTGCTACCTGCTTCGAGGGGGATAGCGGCTTGATGTCAGTTATCCCGCCGATCCTAATTAAAGACTACAACCGCGCCTTCCACGAGATCACACTGATTAACGGTAGCCTGATCAAGGGCATCCCGGCGAGTGAGCCTGAGCGCTTCCGCGGTCCGCAGTTCCACGGCGGCTGGTGCGACGAGCTGGCGGCCTGGGATTACCTCGACGCCGCCTGGGACCAGATTAATTTTAGCGTCCGACTCGGTAAGCATACCAGGCTGATCTGCACAACGACCCCGCGGCCGAAGGACCTGATCATCGACCTCATTAGCCGTGACGGGGACGACGTTGTTGTTACAACGGCATCGACCTACGACAACATATCGAACCTGTCGAACAATTTCCAAAAACAAATCCTGCAATACGAGGGCACCAAGCTTGGCAGGCAGGAGATCTACGCCGAGATCCTGGACCCTGAGGAATCTGGCATCGTCAAGCGGGAGATGTTCAAGCTCTGGCCTAACGGCAAGGAGTTCCCCAAATTCGAGTACATCATCCAGAGCTACGACTGCGCCTATAGCGAGAAGACGGTCAACGACCCGACGGCATGCATCACGTTCGGCATGTTTAAACCGCTGGACGGTCCAATGTCCGTGATGGTGATCGACGCTTGGCAGGACCGGCTGCAGTACCCAGACCTGCGCCCGAAGGTCATCGACGAGTACGACACGATATTCGGTGAAGGTAAAGATAAGAAGCGGGTTGACCTAATCTTAGTTGAGGACAAGAGCGCCGGCATCAGTCTTATACAGGACCTGCAACGAGCCCACCTGCCTGTCCGTGCCTACAACCCTGGCCGCGCTGACAAGATGCAGCGGCTCAACATTGTCTCCAACATCATCGCCAGGGGCCGTGTCTGGATCCCTGAGAGCAGCATCCGCAAGGGCTACGTGCGAGACTGGGCAGAGGGCTTTGTTAGCCAGATCTGCAGCTTTCCTGAGGCCACGCACGATGACTTCGTGGACGCGTGTACCCAGGCTTTACGCTACCTGCGTGACGCCGGCTGGCTAGAGATTGACGCGCCGCCGCGAGATGACTATGACGAAGAGGACCTGATCGACTCGGGCATGATGACCACGCGTGTTAACCCCTACGCCGTATAGTCGGTAGACGGGTAACGGAGACCCCATGATAATTGACAGACTTACTATGTGGAGCTGACGATGGACTTACGCGAATGGTATCAAGCCGGGAACCACCTGCCTAATATGGCCAAGGGCGGGAAAGCCAAGAAGGACATGCGCCGTGTATCTGACGGCCCTATTGGTGACTCCCTAAGCGACCTTGAACTTGATGACTTCCTAAGCGATCGTGAACTTGATGAGTTACGTAAGCGCATGGCAGAGACAGACGCCAAGATTAAAGACCTAGAGCCGGTGCCGACAGAGGTTGAGACGGGCAGCGACCCGATGCTGCGAGATGTTTACCCGCGGCTCAAGCGTGAGATGGAAGCCAATCCGCACCTATATCAGTATGGGACAGCGGATAAAAAAGACCCGTCGTTCAGACGCCCGATGCTTCGTAAGCCTGCTGGCCGTCCAGACGACGTGATCCCAGATCGCCTCGACAACGATTGGCTTGAGTACCAACTACGTCCGCGTGGCCAGACCGACTTCTCAGATAAGCTCCCGCCAGGCATGGAGTTGCCAATCGGGAAGGTGCGCTCGGCCCTCGAAGACCCATCCGAATACTACGCCAAGGGCGGTGAGGTGTCTGGCCCGAAAGGGTTCGGACTCGCTGACGTAGCCCCGTTCGTGAGCCCAATGAGCATGAAGACCGGTGGCCAGGCTCGGACACGGGCAGGCACCATCGCTAAGCCGACGTTCATTGACGAGCAACTAGGCCGGACATCGGAGCGCCTATCTAAGCTTGCTACGGACCCTGAGCAGGCTATGAGGGATATCGCCGCTCAGTACTTCCCGTCGCCCACAGAGAGCCCAGAAGAGCAGCAGCGCAAGCTCGAGGAACTAGCGTTAGGCTTCACTGGCAGCATCAAGTCTGTTAAAGGTGCGCCAGCGGTTAAAGCGGCTAAGGCTCCCAAGATTAAGCAGACGGTAACGGATCCTCAGCGGATCGCCTTCCCTGGTATTTATCAGCGCCCTGATGTGATCGCTGCCGAGGCCGCATCCCGTGTAGCGCCTGAGAGCCCAAACCTAAAGAACATCTTCGGTGTGACCCGAGAGGACTTGTTCCAGATGGGCAAAGGCCGTGAAGGCAACCTGCCTGGTGAGTTACCCGGTGCAACAGCAAACCCCCGCGGCTCAAAGGCTGCTGCCGGAGTAATGAACAAGAAGAACGAGCAGCGCATTATTGACGCTATGGCTGAGGCTGAGAAGCATCCTGCGTTAGTCCAAGGCATGGACCCGTGGTACGTGATGGACCCTGTCTTCCAGCGCATGGTCAAGCTTCTGGGTAAAGACCGAGCGATTGTAGAGTACCAGCGACTGAACACGTTGATGGGCATGGCTTCCCCAGGCAGTGAGGTATTGACTGAGATCCCCCGCGGGACTGCGGCCAACATGCTCTACAAGCAGGGCCGTTTCCCAGAGTTTGTTGAGCATCTTGGCAAGCCTGCGTCACAAAGGTCAACGGTGCCAAAGGATATCGTAAATGTCCCTGGCCATATGTACCACAAGACAGCGCAGGCTATCCCGATGGAGCAATATCTTCAGACAGGCGCGTTGCAGATGGATAGTCCTAAAGTTCCTATGTACATTGAGGCAAGCGGCGTCCCAGAGACTGGCTTCCAGACTCGGACTCCGGTAGGTGATGCGCACTGGAGCCGTGCCGTCGGATTAGCTGATACCCGAGGCGCTAGGATGCTCAAGGGCAAGCCTGTTATCCCTGGTGCCAGCGTGTCCACGCCTGAGATGCAAGCCTTAGCCCCGTGGTGGCAACAAAACATTGCCGCCCCACTAGGCCTTGAGTCTGTCCCTGCACAGGCAAGGGCATGGGGGACATTCTCTGGCCAGACCGGCGTAACAACACCTATTGGTGCCCCGAAGATTGAGCTCCTAGCTGACAAGATCGCTGAGACTTCGCGCCGACTGGGTATCTCACTAGAGCAAGCAAGAGACAGAGTCCTGATGGGTGAGGCCTATGCCGGCAAGAAAAAGGGCGGCTTAGCTCATATTTAAGCTAACAGCGGCATTAACAAATTAACTATTGTCTGGAACTGTTATGGCACAAGAATTTCCAATCGACCCAGCGTTTGACCGATTCGTAGATCCTATGTCTGAGGCGCCAGAAGGCGAAGAGGATGAGGAAGGCGTTGAGGTTGAGCTTGATATTAACGATGAGGATATTGAGGAGCTCCCTGACGGATCCGTCATTGTTACGATGGACACAAAGGGTCCACGCGAGAACGAGGACTTCTATCAGAACCTGTCAGATAGCGAAGACTTCGACTTTGACGTGTCCACGATGGCCATGCGCTACATCAAGCTTATCGATAACGATAAGGAAGCCCGTAAGAAGCGCGATGAGCAGTACGAGGAGGGCATCAAGCGCACCGGCTTAGGTAACGACGCCCCAGGTGGTGCGCAGTTCCAGGGCGCCTCTAAGGTTGTCCATCCTGTGATGGCTGAGGCCTGCGTTGACTTTGCCTCACGGGCAATTAAGGAGATGTTCCCGCCTGACGGCCCGACCCGGACTAAGATCCTCGGCGAGGTAGACAAGGAAAAGATAGAGATCGCTGAGCGTAAGCGCGACTTTATGAACTGGCAGCTCACGGAACAGATCGAGGAGTTCCGCGACGAAGAAGAGCAGCTCTGTACGCAGCTTCCGTTAGGCGGCTCCCAGTACCTGAAGATGTGGTACGACGAGAAGAAGCGCCGCCCATGCACCGAGTTCCTGCCAATCGACAACGTCCTGCTGCCGTTTGCCGCGGCTAACTTCTACACCGCCCAGCGCGTAACCGAGATTCAAGACATTACGGAGATGGAGTTCAAGTCCCGTATCAAGTCTGGCCTGTACCGCGACATCGACTTTATCCGCGCCACCGCTGAGCCTGAGCCAACGAAGCCTAAGAAGGCCAACGACAAGGTTGAGGGTATTACTGCCGGCGACAATGAGGATGGCGTGCGCCGGGTTTACCACATCTATACCTGGTTAGAGCTCGAAGAGGACAAGTACTCGAAGGGCGAGAGCGCCCCGTACATCCTGATGATCGACGAGTTCGACAATGAGGTCATCGGCCTGTACCGTAACTGGGAAGAGGGCGACGAGACCATGTCGAAGTTGGACTGGATCGTCGAGTTTAAGTTCATCCCCTGGCGTGGCGCCTATGCAATTGGCCTGCCGCACCTAATTGGTGGATTATCTGCAGCCTTGACGGGTGCCTTAAGGGCGCTTTTAGACACCGCACATACCAATAATTCACTGACTGCGCTGAAACTGAAGGGCTCGAAGATCTCTGGCCAGTCGCAGAACATCGAAATCACGCAGGTAACGGAGATTGAGGCTGCCCCTGGTGTTGACGACATCCGTAAAGTGGCTATGCCGCTACCGTTTAACCCGCCAAGCCCGGTACTTTTCCAGCTTTTAGGTTGGCTTAACGATGCAGCGAAGGGTGTAGTGACCACGGCAGAGGAAAAGATCGCTGACGTTAACTCAAACACACCTGTTGGCACGACCCAGGCGTTAATTGAGCAGGGCGCGGTCGTATTTTCGAGTATTCACGCCCGTATGCATACGTCTCAGGGCCGTGTCTTGCGGATTCTGTCCCGAATTAACCGCTGGTACCTCGACGATATGCGTCGTGGCGAGATGGTTGAAGATCTGGACATCAAGCGCGAGGACTTTGCCCGCATTACGGACGTTATCCCTGTCTCGGACCCGCATATCTTCAGCGAAACGCAGCGGATGGCGCAGACGCAGGCGGTTATGGCGATCATGGAGAAGAATCCTGACCTGTTTAACCGCAAGGTGGTCATTGAGCGCTTCCTAAAGCAGATCAAGGTGCCTGGCGTTAACGAGCTGATGGTCGATACCCCGTCGCCGGTCAAGATTGACGCAGCTAACGAGAACGTGGCGATGGCAATTGGCCAGATGGCCGCGGCTTACCCTGAGCAGGACCATCTTGGCCACATCCAGGCGCACTTGGACTTCGCAAAGAACCCGGTACTGGGCGCCAATCCGTTGATTGCCCCGACTTTCGTGCCTAAGGTCATGGAGCACGTCAAGCAGCACATCGTCCTCTGGTACCTGAACCGCATGAACGGCTATGTCGAGCAGTCGCTAGGCAAGAAGATGGCCGAGTACGAGCTCCTCAAGGACCCCAAGATGGTGGACAAGCTGTTTGGTGCCGCGTCTCAGCACGTAGACATGGATACGCAGCAGACCCTGTCGGGGATTATGCCGGTTATCCAGCAGATCACCCAGATGGCCGAAAAGTACCGTCCTCAGCCGCCGATGTCGCCGGACACCAAGGTCCTTCTGGACACCTCTATGGCCGAGACGCAGCGTCGTGCAGAGCGGGACAAGGCAGAGATGTCGTTAGAGGCTCAGAAGGCCGCTACGAAGGCCCAGGAGACTATGGCGAAGATGAAGCAGGACTTCGATATTGCGATAGAGGACCAGCAGTTGAAGTTGGCCATTGCGACCAACGACCAGGACATGAAAGAACGCATCGAGACGGCCCGTTTAACGCGGGATGCTGCCAAGCTCTCTCACGAGCAAGACAAGACCGTTTTATCTTTAATCCCCTCAGGAGGCAATTATGGCAACGAGTGATCAAGAGCAAAAAAGCATCAATGTACCGCAACACAAGCGCATCGCAATGGGCGAGAAGCTTGATGGTACGTCCCTTCAACCAAAAGGCGGTAGCTCAGCCCAAAAATCCTCAGGAGGCCTGCCACAGACAAAAAGTAAATGAACACTATCTCTGACTTCATTGGTCTGATCGAGGCTAAACAGCAGGAAATTGCTGTGTCCCTCGCTGCTGGTAATGCAGTGAACTGGGAGTCTTATCAGAGAATGGTCGGGCAGAATCTAGGGTTGAGTGATGCCTTGAATATTCTTAACGATTTACTAAAGGAAGATAATGAAAATGAATGAACCGGTAGCGTGTAATAACGCTGAGTTAGCTTGGGCATTTCCGAGCGTTGATCCCGGTGCACAACCCCTTGGAGGCCGCATCTTAGTTCAATTGCGGCGCACACACAAAAAGGCGACGAGCGCGGGAATTATCCTAGTCGAAGAGACAAAGGAAACCGAAAAGTGGAACAACATGGTAGCGGTGGTGGTTGCATTAGGCCCATTGGCCTATAAGAACCGCGACACGATGGAGTACTGGCCTGAAGGCACTTGGATTCAGGTAGGTGACTACATCCGCGTCCCTAAATGGGGCGGCGACAGATGGGAAGTGAAGGTGCCTGGGGATGATGAGTATGAAGACCCTGCGCTTTTCATGATCCTTAACGACCATGAAGTTATCGCAAAGCTAACGGGCGACCCGATGGCTATGCGTGCCTTTCTCTAAGGAGGAGCTATGAGTACAGATAAAAAAGAAGCCGAGTTGGAATATCGGGAAGACAAGGACGGTGGCGTCGTTATCACTATGCCGGCCGATGAGGTTGATGATGATGACGACGAGCCGGTAAGTGCCGCGGCAGGCGGGGCACAAGAGGCAGACGACGACACGGATGACGAAAGCGCCGATGGCGACTACGACAGCCCAATACGGGAGGCACGCCGCGCCCGTCGGAAAGCCAAAAAAGAGTACATCAAGAAGACAAACGTAGAGAAGGACCAGCGCCTGCAGATGCTTGACCGCGAGAATGCGGCCATGAAGGAGCGCCTAGCTGTCTTAGAGCGCAAATCCCAAGGCGCCGACTTAGCTCAGATTGACCGGGCTATTGGCGATGAGGAGATGCGCCTACGCTATGCGCAGCAGAAGCTTGAGGAGGCTGTTAACAACTCGGACGGTCCTTTAAGTGTCCAGGCCCAAGACGCGGTCTATGAGGCTCGGCAGAAGGTTGAGCAGCTCAAACACTTAAAGCAACGGGCAAACCAGGCTACCCAGGAGGCTCCAGCTTACGATCCTCGGATCAAGCGGCACTCTGATGCCTGGTTAGCGGAGAACGACTGGTACGACTCTGGCCTCAAGGATGAGGATAGTAAGATCGCCAAAGTGGTCGATTCTACGCTTCACGAGGAAGGTTGGGACCCTGCTATGCCGGATTATTGGCAGGAATTCAATAGACGGTTGCATAAGAAATTACCTCACCGTTATACTGATTCTGATGACGAAAGATCAAGTAGGCGTCCTCGGAGTGTAGTGACTGGATCTGGGCGGGAAACGATGTCAGAAGGTGGCAAAGTTAACGTCACAATTGAGCCAGAAAAAGTACGGGCAATGAAAGATGCAGGATTGTGGGAGAACAAAGCTCTCCGCACGAAGATGCTGCAACGCTATGCCCGTGAATCACGCAAATACCCAAGGAGCTAACTATGGACGGACGTTTAAAGAAATCATTGAAGTCAGGTGGCCGTGAAGATCGCTCAAGCGAGGACACTAAAAGGGCGCCATCTGAAGAGAAGTTTGTGTCAACGCAGGAACGTCGGAAGATGTGGAGCGATGAATGGACACAGAGTGCGCTGCCCAATGCCCCGGATTTACCGGGATGGCACGTTTGCTGGTTATCGACAACCAATGGCTATGACAGTATCGATAAGCGGGTTCGACTTGGCTATGTACCTGTGAAAGCAGAAGAGATAGACGGGTTTGAAAATCACCGCGTAAAGGCTGGAGAGCATGTTGGCTATATTGCGTGTAACGAGATGTTGTTGTTCAAGATCCCTGAAGATATTTATCAGGAGATCATGACTCACTTTCACCATGATCAGCCAATGGAAGAGGCTAATAAGATCAAGGTGCAGGCTGAATCTCAGGTTGGACGTGATAGTTCGGGTCGCAAGCTCGGACAAGTCGAAGGCGAAGGCTTGGGCAATATTGATAAGCCGCTTTCTGCTCCGGTATTTGCCTGAGCGTAAGCTATAAACCAATTTAGGAGCTAATATGAGTACTATTGCTGCTCCGTTTGGCATGCGCCCCGCTTTCCATCCATCCGGTCTGGATCGCGCTGTTGCACTTGCTGACGGCATTCAAGCTGTTTCCACATCTGGAAACGTATCCCTCGGCTACGCCGCGAACATTTTCAAGGGTTCGCCCGTGAAGATGAACACTGCTGGCTGGATCGAAAATAGTTCTGGTAGCGAAGCCATCCAAGGCGCGTTTGCTGGCGTTGAGTGGACTGATTCGACAGGTCGTCGTCGTATCTCCCCATACTGGCCTGCTAACGAATCGTTCCAGACAGGTTCTTTGGTTGCGTACTACTACAGCGATCCAAATATTGTGTACGAGATGCAAGCCGCTGGCTCACTCGCGCAAAATTCGGTCGGTGATCAGTATGACATTACCAATCCAACTACTGGTTCGACTACTACTGGCCTGTCCTCCGCTTCCCTGGGAACGACCCCTGCCGGTACTAGCGCAACTAACGTGATGCGTGTCATCAACTTGGCCCCCTACCCAGATAATGCTTGGGGTGACGACTACACTATCGTTCAAGTACAGATTGCTCTCAGTCAGTACGTTGCAGCGATTAACGCTATCTAAAGGAGGGACTGAATTATGGCAGCCCCGATGAGAAGTACAGACTTCCGTAGTATCGTTGAACCAATCATGAACGAATGCTTTGACGGCGTTTATGACCAACGTACTGACGAATGGTCCCGCGTTTTCCGTGAGCAAGACGGTATCCCACGTAACTACCACGAAGAGCCAGTTCTTTATGGTTTTGGTCTCGCCCCACAACTGCCAGACGGTACTCCGGTAACGTATCAGCAGGGCGGCGTGCTCTTCCTGCAGCGCTATGTTTACAACGTGTATGGCCTGGCCTTCGCGTTGACCAAAGTGCTGGTTGAAGACGGCGACCACATCCGTATTGGCTCGGTCTATGCTCGTCACCTCGCTCAGTCCTTGATTGAAACCAAGGAAACCCTGTGCGCGAACGTGCTGAACCGTGCGTTTAACTCGGCCTACCCAGGCGGCGATGGCGTTCAATTGAACTCCGCTTCGCATCCTATCGCTAACGGTACCTTCAGCAACCTGCTGACGACCGCCGCTAACCTGTCCCAGACCTCGCTTGAGCAGATGCTCATCCAGATCCGTCAGGCTGTTGACAACAACCAGAAGAAAATCCGTCTGGTCCCACGTCAACTGGTGGTTGCCCCAGGCAATGTGTTCCAGGCTGAAGTTCTGCTGAAGTCGGTCCTGCGTTCCGGCAATGCAAACAACGACATCAACCCAGTCAAATCAATTGGCTTGCTTGATGAAGGTGCTGCAGTGCTGTCGCGTCTGACTAACTCGAGCGCTTGGTGGGTTCAGACCGATGCTCCAGAAGGCACTAAGCTTCTGATGCGTCGTCGCCTTGAGAAGACGATGGAAGGTGATTTTGAGACCGACACCATGCGTTACAAGGCAACTGAGCGTTATCAGGTGGGCTGGACTGATCCACGTACTTTGTACGGTACGCCAGGCATCTAAACCAGAAGGGGGGCTTCGGCTCCCCTCGCTACAGGAGAAATTAAATGGCTCAAACCTATATAGGTTCGACTCTCCGTACTGGTTCAGGTACCCTGACCGATACGGTTGATGGTGGATTTGTAGTCGTATCCCAGACTACAACCGTCACCACTGCTGCCGCAGGTACGGCAACAAGTGCATCTGTCACTATTCCAGCAAGTTCACAAATCATCAACTTCTTCGTTGACGGCATTGTAGATGCAGTCGCTGGTGCTGGCACGGCTACTACGGTTCCTGTCACGATTGGCACTGCTGCTGCGGGTACACAGTACCTGTCGGCTACTAATGCTATCGCTGGCGGTCGTGTTGCTTTGGCCTTTACTACGGCTCAAGTGGCTGCAATGGATGATGTTGGTACAAGTACCGGCGTTTTCATTACGGCGGACCCGAACGGCACCATCGTAACAACTCAGGGCGTTTACCGTCTGACAGTTGTTTATGCTCAAAAAGTTTAAGGGGACACGTCATGGGTCAATTTAAACCAATGGTCAAGATGATGACCACGGAGCCTACCGTTGAGCTCAAGCTCAAAAAAGGTGGCTCGGTTGAGAAGAAGATGCAAATGGGTGGTACCCCTTCTGTGGACGCTCCTCGCATGCCTACCCGCGGCGGTTTGCCTTCGGGTGCGGCAATGCCTGGTGCGGCGCCGATGAAGCCTTCAATGGCTGCACGTCGTCGTGCGATGATGGCTCGACCAGGCGGTGCTGCTCCTGCAGCTCCAGTTGGTCGTGCTGCTGCCATGATGAAAAAAGGCGGCGAGGCTCATGAGGATGTTGCTCAGGACCGCGCAATGATCAAGAAGGCACTGGCCGGCAAGAAGTTTGCCACTGGCGGTGTTGTGATGGGTCAAGGCGGCTACGCTACCGGCGGTATCATCAAGTCCGAAAAGGGCAAAACTAAGATGGTAACGGCTACTCCTAACCATTCGCCTGCAAAAACAGGTGAAGTAAAGTTGGGTAACGGCGGTGGCTACAAGGATGGCGGCAAAGTTAAAATGTACGCTAAGGGTGGCGGCGTTAACGGTAACGTTAGCACAACCCCTCCTGGCGTTTCTGGCACAACAACTGGTAGCGTCAAAAAAGGCAATGCTGGCGGCTACAAGACTGGTGGTGCCGCAAAAAAGTTTGCTGACGGTGGGGCTGTGCAGGATGATGGTCGTGCCGTCAAGATGCCACAAGGTAATAAGCGCCCTTCGGCGCCTGTAAGCATTAACCAACTGTCCGGTACCTTTAAAAAGGGTGGCAGTGTTAAGAAGTTTTCTACAGGCGGCTTAGGCGAAACTGAGAAGCGCTTGCTTCGTGAGGCTCAAGAGGAGAAGCTAGATCGTAAAGGTCGTGAGGCATTTGAAAATGTGCCAAAGGTCCAGAAGGAACTCGACGAGGCGATGAATCCTATGAGTATGATGAGAGAGATGGCCGGTAAAGTTAAGAAGTTATTTACCGGTTCTGAATTACCTAAAGGTTCTGTTACTAAGACTGAGAAGTCAGTAACGGTCGCCCCAGGTAAAAAGCGCGGCGGTGCTTGCTAAATAAGGTGGGGGCTTCGGCCCCTACTTTTCTAAGGAACGATCATGAAGCTACAAACTGTTTCTAAGACTGGCACAGGGTCAAGCTCTGCGCTAGTAATGAACACGAATATCAGCCCATTTAATGTGGGCTTTGGCGTTATTGCCACTGGCACTGTAACTTATACGATACAGCATACATTTGATAACCCAGCGGTTGGATTTACTGTTTGGTATGCACATCCAACGATTGCTGCTAAGACTGACAATCAAGATGGTAACTATGCTTTCCCTGTTACTGGCATCAAAGTATTAGTAACAGCGGGTGATGGCACTGCAACGCTGAACCTGATTCAAGCGGGGATCTAATGCCTTACGTTGGCTATACCGGCGTTGCTAATCAAGTTAATACGACTGATGGCTTTGGCTTAGGTGTTGGCGCGGCTAATGTTCCTGTGACTAATGGGGATGGAGAAAACGTAGGCGCTAACGGTGTAGTTGATTTGTATCACGATGGTGTAGTGCAAGTTAAGTATTACATAGCTGATGAAACATCCCCTGGTTACGTGCTGCAAGAAGATAGCAGCAAAATTGTATTGGAGTCTTCCTAATGGCTGACCAAAAAATATCGGCAATGCCGAGTGCTACCGTACCTCTAACTGGCGCGGAGTTAATGCCTCTTGTTCAAGGCGGGGCAAATGTTCAATCTACCATTAGCGCGTATGGTGACTATGCCCGTACAAAGTATTTTAATCATGGCGCATGGCAGGATACGACTACGCAGACTGGCTCAATTACTGCCGGTACTGCTTTTACGTTTAATACCGCAGACGTTACAGATGGCGTAACCCTTGTTGACAACTCAAAACTTACGGTTCCTGTTACTGGTGTGTACAACATTCAGTGGTCTGGGCAATTCCAGAACGTAGAAAATGATATTGAGGGTGTGCATGTTTGGTTGCGCGTTGATGGCGTAGATGTTCCGGGTTCTGCTGGCGATATTAGTTTGGCCGCCCGTAAGTCAGCGACAATCTTTGCCCGCACAATTATTGGTTGGAATTACTTCCTATCATTAACGGCTGGTCAGTATGTGCAGATCGTTTGGATTCCAAGCGTGGCAAGTATTACTTGCCCTGCTTACCCTGCCTCAGTAACACCGGCCTATCCATCAACTGCTTCCGTAATCGTCACTGTTAACCAGGTGGGATAATGCCAGCTAAATCTAAATCACAGTTTCGGTTAATGCAGGCCGCTGCGCATAATCCTAAGATTGCGACGAAAGTTGGCATCCCGGCCTCTACTGCCGCTGAATACGTCCAATCTAACGTGGGTAAGAAGGCCTATAGCAAGCTTCCAGAGGCTAAGGCTGCTGATGGTGGCTTGTACGCAAATATCCACGCCAAGAGGCAGAGAATCGCTGAGGGTTCTCATGAAAAGATGCGCAAGCCTGGTTCTGAGGGTGCCCCGACGGCTGGTGCGTTCAGGGAATCTGCTAAGACTGCGAAGATGGCTAAGGGTGGCGTTAGTTTAGCTGTTGGCCGTGGCGAGAAGATGCCTGTTGAGCGCGGCGCTGGCTTAACGCAAAAAGGCCGTGAAAAGTATAACCGCGAGACCGGCTCTGAGCTCAAGGCTCCGCAACCAGAGGGTGGGAAGCGTAGAGACTCATTCTGCGCGAGAATGGGTGCAGTAGCAGAAAAGAGCGAAAAAGGTAGTAGGTCCCGAGCTTCAATGAAGCGTTGGAATTGCCCCGGTTGGTGAGGAAATAATGAAAAATATGAAAAAGATGGCTGATGGTGGCTTGACCGATATGGGCCCAGACATGGGCGCTAACGTGGCTACTGGTATTGGTAAAATATCTGAGGGTGCACAAGCGCTTGGCTCGTCTCTTAACCAGATCAACCAGGCAGTAGGTACATCTGAGCCGGGCTTTCAGGCTATGACCACCTTATCTCCGTCACCCGCGGGCAGCTTAGGCCGTCAGCTAGGGTACAAGAAGGGCGGCAGCATCAAATCAAAGGCAAGCACGGGCGAGTCTCGCTCAAAGAAATCACCTGGATGGTAAAGGGTTGTCATGGCATATTCAGGGTCAGTTGGCACTACAGTCATTAATATCCAAACGCTGATTGATCATGGCGCACGTCGCTGTGGGAAGTTAGCGGAGGAGTTGACCTCTGAGCAGTTACTGTCAGCGAGACAGTCATTGTTCTTTGCCCTTTCGCACATAGCAAACTTAGGTATTCAATACTGGGCGATTAACAAGAAGGTTATTGGCCTCAAGGCTGATCAATACATCTACGAGATGCCCCTTGGCACAATTGATGTACTTAACGTTCTTTATCGTCAGATGGAGCGCCCTGTTGGTAGCTACTCAAGCTCTGCCGGCGGAATAGTAGCAAATGTAGGCGATAGTGACATTAACACTTACTGTCAGCAGACTTCTGCGAATGGCAATATTCAGGTGAGCTATGGAACTAATAATCCTATCTATGCTGGTAGCATTGGGATTCTTCCTTATGTTGCTGGTGGCGGGTCTTCTACTTGGTCCGTTATTTTTGAGTACTCCACTGATGGATCTACTTGGAACACTCTTGACGACCTTGGGTCTGTTGTAGTCAGCGACAATCAGTGGATTTGGACTGACGTTGATCCTGGCCAGACGGTTGAATATTACCGTGTCCGTGTTTATGGCGGCGCGACGATGGCGCTGCGTGAGTTTTACATAGGTAATAACTCGCGTGAGATCCAGATGTCCCGCTTAAACAGGGACGACTACACGAACCTGCCAAATAAAAACTTTACTGCCAATCAACCGTACCAATTTTGGTTCAATCGGACAATCCCGCAGCCAGGCATTTACTTGTGGCCTGTTCCTAGCGATCCGTTTATCCAGATGACGACGTGGTATTCGCGTCAGATTATGGACGTTGGCGCCTTAACGGATGAGCTGGAAGTGCCGCAGCGCTGGTACGAGGCGGTTATTTTCATGCTGGCGCATCGGATGTCATTGGAATTGCCGGCTGTATCGGATAACCGCATCACATACCTTGAGAGAATGGCTGAAAAGTACTTCTTTGAAGCGGAGCAGGAAGAGCGCGATAAGTCGCCTATTTATCTGTCATCGAATATTTCGGTATACACATCTTAATGCCGATATTCTTAGACACAACTGGCCTAACTAATCTTGCAATCGGTGTTTGTGATCGATGCAAGATGAAGCGCACGTTTGTCTCATTGCAGTCGGACCCTAACTTCCCTGGTTTGCGCGTATGCGACCAGGGTTGTAAGGATCAGTTCGATCCGTATAGACTACCTGCTAGGAAGACGGAGCGCATTAATTTGAGATTTCCTCGCCCAGATACAAGCGTTGCAGTGGATCCAAACGCTATCGTAACGGGCGGTTATGGGGACTTTGAGTTATCGACGAACCAAAACACGCAGACCCCAGAAAATAATGGGAATCTTGACATCATTTCCCCGAGCGAATAATGGCACAAGTTACGATTACCCAACTGCCGGCAGCGCAGCCGCTAACAGGCACTGAATCGGTTCCAATCAGTCAGAATGGCCAGACGGTCCAGACGACAACGGGTGCGATTGCGAACTCGCCGACCCAGCAGCAGAGCTTTCTTACCGTAACGAACGAAGCTACGCTGCCTAACTCAAGACAATTACAGGGCTCTACCGGTGTAGGGTTAACTGACACGGGCGCCCTTGGTACTTTGGCCGTTACATTGAACGGCGTATCAGGAAGCCTGGAGACGTGCACTGACGGGTTAATCTCAAAATCTAGCGGAACGGTAGTTGGCCGCACAATTACCGGCGGCAGCGGTGTTTCGGTTGCCAATGGCAATGGCGCAAGCGCTAACCCCGTAATCAGCTTAAATGGCACCATAGGGACGATTAACGGCCTCTCTGGTACTGGGATCATGGGATTGGTCAGCGGCTCGGCTGTGACCACCATGCAGATCATAGGGACGGCTAACCAGATATCGATTGTTAACGGATCTGGACCAGGCAATCCTACGGTAGCGATTGTTAGCAACCCAATTATTCCTGGCACTGGATCAATAACGGTGCCTGTCGGAACCACAGCCGAGCGCCCTGGTGGTGTTAACGGCATGGTTCGCTACAACACGGATACTGCGTTGTTTGAGGGGTACATTAACGGCACTTGGACAGCTTTTGCGTCAGGCTCTGGTGTTACCTCAATTGCGACCGGCACCGGGTTAACTGGTGGTCCGATAACCTCCACGGGCACGATCTCTCTTGCTAATACGGCGGTAACGCCTGGATCTTACACAAATGCGAATTTAACGGTTGACCAGCAGGGTCGGATTACTTTGGCCTCAAGTGGTGCCGCGGGTGGTGTAACGACATTCAGCGCAGGCACCACGGGGTTCACGCCAAGCACTGCAACATCAGGTGCAATCACTTTAGCCGGCACTTTGGCAATTGCCAACGGTGGATCAGGCCAAACAACGGCTCAAACGGCAATGAACGCCTTTGCCGGGGCAGTTACAAGTGGATCGTACCTGCGAGGTAATGGCACGAATGTGGTGATGAACACCATCCAAGTTGCCGATGTTCCTACGCTTAACCAAAACACAACTGGCACTGCGGCTAATGTCACGGGCACTGTGGCGATTGCAAACGGCGGTACAGGCCAGACTACAGCAGGCGCGGCGTTTAATGCTTTGTCGCCCATTACCACAGCCGGTGACTTGATCCTTGGTGACGGGGCAAATAGCGCTACTCGTTTGGGTATTGGTGCTAATGGTTACCTGCTGACATCTAACGGAACGACCGCGTCATGGGCTGCGGCTCCTGCTGGCGGTGTAACTACGTTTGCAGGCGGCACTACTGGGTTAACTCCGGCGTCTGCTACCTCTGGGGCAATATCTTTAGCTGGTACATTGGCTACTACCAATGGCGGCACTGGGTTGACTTCGTTTACAGCAAACGGCATTACTTACGCTTCATCAACAAGCGCCTTGGCTACTGGCTCGGCGTTGACATTTGATGGTACAAACCTGTCAACAACTGGGCAGGTCATTTCCACTAAAACTGGAAGCCCAACAGATAACGCTGGTCAGGTTTACTTGAACGGCGCAACTAGCAATCGTGTTGAATGGAGCACAGCAGGTACAGGTGCGCCAGCGTTTACTACAAGAAGCGCCGGTACTAAATTGTTGATGTACCCCGCAATTTCTGGCAGCCAGGTTGACTATGCTATGGGTATTAATGCTGCAACAATGTGGTCTAGCGTCCCAGTTGCCTCATCTTCCTTTTATTTTAAATGGTTTGGTGGGGAAACAGAGGTTGCAAGTTTAGATGGAACAGGCGCATTTACCGCAGTTGGCGGCATTTCAGGCGGCACATTTAGTTAAGGAAAATAGATATGGCACAAACAAACTACACGCCTATATCGTTGTATTACAGTACAACGGCGGCGGCTGTTCCTTCAAATACAAACCTTGTCCCTGGTGAGCTTGCTCTCAATATTCAGGACATGAAGCTGTACTGCGAGAACGCAGCGGGGACAGTTACCTTACTAGCCTCTAATGCGAGTAGTACGGGCACCGTATCAACGGTTGGCTGGACTGGCGGCATTGTCTCAGTAGCTAACCCAACGACTACGCCTGCGCTAACAATTGCAGGCACCTCTGGCGGGGTCCCATATTTTAGTAGCGGGACAACCTGGGCATCTTCTGCTGCCTTGTCGCAGTACGGGGTTGTGTACGGCGGTGGTGCTGGTGCTGCGCCTGTTGCTACAGCGGCAGGTACAACAGGGCAAGTCTTAACGGCCACAACGGGTGGAGCACCTACCTGGGCTACTCCCTCTGGCGCATCAAAAGGTCAAGCAATTGCCTTTTCAATTATTTTTGGCTTGTAAGGATAAATCATGGCAAACCCGAACATTGTAAATGTAACAAGCATTCTTGGTACAACTACTTACCTCACGCCTTCCGCTACTACTGCTGTTGTCTTGCTGCCTAACGCTGCGGCTTCTGGTCTGGTCTATAAGATCAACCAGATCGTATGCGCTAACGTGAACGGGGCAAGCGCGGTAAATGCGACTGTGGCTATTTACACTAACGGCGCTGTGGCTCAAGGCTCGGCACCTAGCGGTGGCACTGCTTACCCGGTGATCTCTACGATCTCAGTGCCTGCTAGTGCATCTGTGATTGCGGTGGATAAGACGACTGCTATCTATTTGATGGAGGGATCCTCTATTACAGTAACAAGTGGCACGGCAAGCGGGATTACGTACACCATTAGCTACGAATCCATCGCAAGTTAAGGGGTAGCCCCATGAGCATTAGACAGTACAACTTAGGCAGCATTGTCAAGCCGGGGTTTAATCCGCTCGGGGTGCAGACGAGTGTAACTACTTACCAGCCATATTTATATAGTTGGGGCGTAAATACTTACGGGCAATTAGGTTTAAGTAATACAACAACTTATTCTTCGCCTAAGCAAGTAGGTTCTTTAACGGATTGGTTAAGTATTTCTTCTGGATCATATAATGTTGCCGCAATAAAATCTGACGGAACTTTGTGGTCTTGGGGGCGCAACAATCAGGGGCAATTAGGTTTAGAGGATACGGTTAGTAGATCATCTCCAGTACAAGTTGGTTCTTTAACTGGTTGGAGTAGCGTTGCAGGTGAAGTTACAAGCATTCTTGCCATTAAAACAAATGGCACTTTATGGGCGTGGGGTAATAGCGGAGATGGGCAATTAGGTCTTGGAAATACAGCTTCTTATTCATCACCTAAACAAGTTGGCGCTCTTACTAATTGGAAACAAGTTTCTATAGGTACATCAACTCTAGCAATTAAAACAGATGGAACTTTGTGGTCTTGGGGTGGTAATGGTCAAGGGCAGTTAGGACTTAATAGTGTAAATTTTTATTCTTCCCCTAAACAAGTTGGGTCACTGACTAATTGGGCTTATGTAAATATTAAAAATGAAAGTTCTCTCGCTATTAAGACTGATGGCACTTTATGGGCATGGGGATATAACATACAAGGAGTACTAGGGCTTGGTGACACTGTTAATCGTTCATCACCAGTTCAAATTGGCGCTCTTACTAATTGGTCAAAAGTTTATGGAATAAGAATTTTTTCATCTATTGCTGTTAAAACAGACGGCACATTGTGGACTTGGGGGTTTAATAATCAAGGGCAATTAGGGTTAGGGAATACGACTGCTTATTCCTCTCCCAAACAAGTTGGTTCTCTAACTAACTGGTTACTGCCTGCTGGTGGCGGCAGAACTGGGTTTTGCATTAAAACAAATGGCACTTTATGGGCGTGGGGACAAAATAATCTTGGTCAATTGGGATTGAACAGCAGCACTTATTATTTTTCCTCCCCTAACCAAGTTGGGTCATTAACAACATGGCTACAAGTTTCTGCTGGCTATCAATTTACTAGCGCCCTTCTTTATTAAAATAAAACTATGCCATCAACTACATTAGTATCAGGCGTCCAATACTCCGGCGTATGGACAATGCAACAGGTGAATGCCGCTGTAGCTGCGGGGACTTGGACGGGGTTCCCTCAGTTGTATACTTGGGGAGGTAACGGCCAAGGTCAATTAGCTCTTGGAAATACTACAAATTATTCTTCACCTAAGCAAGTAGGCTCTTTGACTAATTGGGCTAAAGTAGGTGCGGCAAGGGGCGCAGCTTTTTCAATCAAAACTGATGGCACATTGTGGGCTTGGGGACAAAATGCTTTTGGGGTTTTAGGAATTGGCAATTCAACATATTATTCTTCGCCTAAACAAGTTGGGGCTTTAACCACTTGGTCAAATATAGGGAATGGAAGTTATCACACAATAGTAACAACAATAAGTGGGGAACTATGGGTTTGGGGCCGGAACAATGCTGGTCAACTAGGACTAGGCAACACAACAAATTATTCTTCACCTAAACAAGTAGGATCTTTAACTACTTGGTTAAATTCGTCTGGAGGGGCTGCGCATACTGTTGCTATTAAAACAGACGGCACTTTATGGTCTTGGGGACAAAATGCGTATGGACAATTAGGTTTAGGAAATATAACTTATTATTCTTCCCCAAAGCAAGTTGGCTCTTTAACTACTTGGTTAAAAACTGCATGTGGTTTTTATTATACCGTTGCCCTTAAAACTGATGGGACATTGTGGGCTTGGGGGAATAATTCATATGGTCAACTTGGGCTAACAAATCTTACAGATTATTCTTCGCCTAAACAAGTTGGGTTATTAACAACGTGGGCTAATATATCAATTAAAAGTTATACTACTATTGCAACCACAACAAGTGGCGCTCTTTATGCTTGGGGTAGAAATAACGCCGGTCAATTGGGTTTAGGCAATATAACTTATTATTCTTCGCCTAAACAAGTAGGGGCTTTAACAAACTGGGCAAGCATTGCCGCCGCCAATTCAAATACTGTTTCTATTAAAACTGACGGCACTTTATGGGCTTGGGGACTTAACAATAATGGGCAATTAGGATTAAACAACACAACTGATTATTCTTCCCCGAAACAAGTTGGTTCTTTATCATCTTGGTCAAAAATAGCATGTGGTGATACTTCTAATAATACAATTAAAATATCATGAAAAAAACACTCCATTTCCTCTCCGGCATTCCACGCTCAGGCTCAACCGTCTTGGCGGCTATTCTTAACCAGAACCCAATGACCCACGTATCTACTACGTCTGGTCTGGTTCATGCGTTGGATGGTCTGGCTAATACGTGGCATTCTGCCGGTCTGTTGAACGAGAATGACCCTGAGCGCAAGCTGTTAGCGCAGACTATGCGTGGTGCCATTGACGCCTTCTACGAGGACACAGAGGCCCCTGTCATCATTGATAAGTCCCGTGGCTGGCCTATCGCTCAGATCATGGCGGCTATGGGTCAGGTACTGAACCGCACCCCTAAGATTATTGCTACGGTCAGATCTGTCCCTGACTGCGCTGCTTCATTTATTCGTATCGCAAAGCCGGACGATCTTGACGAGTTTATGGCGACAGGCCAGCTAATGGATCATCTACGGGCTGCGTATATCTCTCTCCAGAACGGCTACGAGTTTGCGCCTGAGAATTTCCTGTTCGTTGAGTACGAAGACCTGCTGTCTGATCCAAAGGGTCAGCTAGAGCGCATCCATGCCTTCCTAGAGCTTCCTGCGTTTACCTACGACTTCAATAACATCGACGGCTCTACGGTTGCCGAGGATGACGAGAACCTGCACGGCACGAAGGGTATGCACGACGTTAAACCTGTACTGGCTGCGCAGCATAAGCAAGACCCGAAAGACCTGCTGAAGCATCACTATTCGCAGTTCTGCCAGCCTGAGTTCTGGCTAGATAAGCCACGCACAGCGCCTGAGTTGCACGACCTTGATCTACAGCTTGCCGCGTCAACGATTGGTGACTTCTCTGAGGGTTGGAGAATCTCGCAAAAGTTGGAAGCGGAAGAGCCGGGTAACCACCGTGCTGCCTACAATCGTGGCTGGTACTACTTGCGTCAGGGTCAGATCCAAAAGGGTTATAGCCTGATGGACAGGGGCCGTATCGTAGGCGTGTTCGGTAACAAGCGCCCTGACGTACCTACCCAGCAGTGGGATGGTAAGACTAAGGGTACGGTTCTGCTAAACCTTGAGGGTGGATTGGGCGACCAGATACATCAAGTTCGTTACGCTAAGTACATCGCGGAGCGTGGTTGCAAGGTTATTGTGGCCTGCTCTGGTCAGCTTGCGTCCTTGTTTACTGGCGTAGAGGGCGTCTCTAGCGTCGTGCAGCATGAGGCTGTGTTCGGGGTCTATCACGACTTCTGGGTAGCTGGTATGTCTGCTCTGGTGCCGCTAGGGTTTGAGTTGAGTGATATTTCTGGTGCGCCTTACCTTGCCAAGCCGGTAGTGATCAAAGGCCGCAAGAAGCGCATTGGCTTGCGGTGGCAGGGTCAGTCTAAGTTTGAGCATGAGCATCACAAGAAATTCCCGTATGAGTTGATGTTTAGCGCGGTGAAGGATGCGGATGTAGAGTTTATTAGCCTGCAACGGGACGAGGGTGCTGATGCCTGTCCTGCGTGGGTGCGTCAGGTTCCATTGAATAGCTGGGAAGATACACGGGCTGCTGTGGCAAGCTGTGACCTTGTGATTAGCTCATGTACGAGTGTGAGTCACTTGGCTGCTGCGATGGGTGTAGAGACATGGGTAGTTATTCCGGTTATGGGATACTTCTTGTATGCGATGGACGGCGACAAGTGTGCGTACTACGACAGCATGACGTTAGTTCGGCAAGAAGTGTTTGGTGACTGGCAGGCTCCCTTCGACCATATCAAAGATCGTTTAGGCACTAAGCCTGCTCTAAGGAGCGTTGCATGAGCTTTAGATACGTATCAGGGATAAATAAGCCGGGGTTTAATCCTCTTGCGGCTCAGACGAGTACGCTTTTATATAACTTATATAGTTGGGGCGATAATACGCAAGGTCAGTTAGGCTTAGGAAATACAACTGCTTATTCCTCCCCTAAACAAGTAGGATTGTTAACTGCTTGGTCAAAAATATCATCTGGAAATAATTACTCTATTTCAATTAAAACAGATGGATCTTTATGGTCTTGGGGAAGAAACGACCAAGGACAATTAGGTTTAGGAAACACAACATATTATTCCTTACCAAAACAAGTTGGATCTTTATTAACATGGGCTAATATCCAAACCGGCACTTTCCATACCATAGCTACCAAAACTGATGGAACATTGTGGACTTGGGGAAATGGCGCTAATGGTAAGTTGGGTTTAGGTAATCTCACTTCTTATTCCTCTCCTAAGCAAGTTGGCGCACTAACTAATTGGTCTAAGGGGTTTGGTGGCAGAAATTTTACTGTTGCAATTAAAACAGATGGAACATTATGGTCTTGGGGGCAAAATGCTTTTGGAAATCTTGGTTTAGGAAACACAACATATTATTCTTCTCCAAAGCAAATTGGAGCATTAACTAATTGGCTTAATGTTGCTTGTGGATATGGTCATGTTGCTGCCACTAAAACTGATGGCACTCTTTGGACTTGGGGGTTTAATCCAAGGGGTCAGTTGGGTCTTGGAAATACAACTTATTACTCGTCTCCAAAACAGGTTGGCGCATTAACTACTTGGTTACGTGTTGCCGCTGGTTATCCTTACACCATGGCTACCAAAACTGGCGGTACGTTATGGAGTTGGGGTCGCAATCAATTTGGTCAATTAGGCCTTAGTAATACAACTAGTTATTACTCTCCAAAACAGGTTGGTGCATTGACCACTTGGCTTGATGTATCTGTTAAAACTAATAGTACTATAGCGACTAAAACAGACGGGACTTTGTGGTCATGGGGTAGGAATGAGACGGGGCAATTAGGTTTAAATAATTTAACTTACTATTCCTCACCAAAACAAATTGGCTCGTCAACTACATGGTTAAGTATAGCAATTGGTGACTTTACTACTTTAGCCATAGGATAAAACATGGCACAAACAATCGTATCAGGCGTTCAATACTCAGGCATCTGGAGCCTCGCGGGTCAAGCGAACGCTGTGGCGTTGGGGACGTGGACGGGGTTCCCTCAGTTATACACTTGGGGCGCGGGTGGTTTTGGCGCTTTAGGCCTTGGGAATTTAACTAACTATTCGTCTCCTAAACAAGTTGGGTTACTAACTAATTGGAAAAGTCTATCTGGTGGAAGATTGCAAGCAATTGCAACTAAAACTGACGGGACTCTTTGGGCTTGGGGATTTAACGCTACAGGTCAATTAGGCTTAGGCGATACAACAACTAGATCATCCCCTGCCCAAGTTGGGTTACTAACTAATTGGTTAAATATTGCTGGTGGCTTTTATAACACAGCCGCAACAACAACTAATGGCACTTTATATGCTTGGGGTGATAACACAAGAGGTCAATTGGGATTAGGCAACATAACTTCTTATTCATCCCCTAAACAAGTTGGAGCTTTAACTAATTGGCTTGAAATATCTGGTGGGTATAAAATTTTTGTTGCCATTAAAACTAATGGAACTTTGTGGAGTTGGGGGGCTAATGCTTACGGACAACTAGGCTTAGGTGATGTAATTGACAGATCATCTCCAGTCCAAGTAGGTGCTTTGACTAATTGGTTAAAAGTTTCAGCAAAATATTTTTCTTGCGTAGCAATTAAAACAGACGGAACTCTTTGGTCATGGGGAATAAACACTGCTGGAGTATTGGGGTTAGGGGATACTACAAATAGATCATCTCCAGTACAAGTTGGCGCATTAACTACTTGGTCTAGCATATCAAGCAGTGGATTTTGCTCTGCAATTAAAACTGACGGAACATTATGGGTTTGGGGGAGTAATGGTTCTGGGCAATTAGGTTTAGGCGACACAACTGCTCGTTCATCTCCTGTTCAAGTTGGGTCGTTAACAAATTGGTCAAAAACATTTAATGCTTTAGAAAGTATTACATCTATTAAAACTGATGGAACTTTATGGGGATGGGGGCTAAACAATGTTGGCCAACTTGGTTTAGGAAGTGTAACTAATTATTCTTCACCTAAACAAGTTGGTAATTTAACTTCATGGCTAAACATTGCTAACACTTATAACACTGGCATGGCTATAAAAACATCATGAACAAAACACTCCACTTCCTCTTTGGCATCGCAAGTTAAAATTACATTTTTTCACAAGGAGTCATAAATGACACATTACGTTCAAGTAGTCGGAAACGAAGTTAAGCAGGTCTGGGACACCCCTCCCGCAGAAGGCGTAGGCAACAACGGCTGGAAGAATGCTGTTGAGGTGCGTCCTGCTATTACTGCTCACCGTCAAGGCTACACAGCCCACCGGTTTGATCTGGCGACGGATCCAGTCCAAATTATCTGGGACACCTACAACATCCCAGTTGCAGACCGCAAGGCAGGCATGATTGCTAACGCGAACATGGGCTTCCAGATGGAGATGCAACGTCAGGCGATGAACCCAGCTAATTATGACCCAGCAGCACTGGCCGCAGCACAGGCAGCTATTGCCCCAAAGGTTGCCGCTATTAACGCTGCAACAACGCATGACGATCTAGACGCACTGCTGTGAAGGTTCTGATCTGCGGACTGCCGGGGTCTGGTAAGACTACCCTAGCAGAAGCGTTAGCAAGGGAGCTTCAGTGCGTCCACTTTAACGCTGACGAGGTTCGTAAGGAGATCAACAAGGATCTCGGCTTCAGCGTTGAGGATAGGATTGAGCAGGCTAGGCGCATGGGGATACTGTGCGACATAGCAAGTCGGTGGGGGTCGGTGGTACTTGCAGACTTTGTATGTCCTACGCCGGAGACAAGGGAAGCCTTTGGTGCCGACTTCACGATCTGGGTAGACCGGATCAAAGAGGGCAGGTTTGAGGATACGAACAAGCTGTTTGTTCCGCCGGAGCATTACGATGTGCGGATTACGGGTAAGTTTGATTCCTGTTTCCCTAGCCACCACGCAGACGACTTAGCGGCACGGATTAAGAAGATGCTGAAGTGATTGTCTTTACTAACGGCTGCTTTGATGTGCTTCACAGAGGCCACGTAGAGTACCTAGAGGCGTCCAAAAGGCTTGGGACAAGGTTAGTTATAGGTTTAAACTCAGACGCGTCTGTGAGGCGTTTAAAGCCCGATAGGCCGATTAACAGCCAAGGGGATCGGCAGGCGGTATTGCTGGCCTTGCGTTGCGTGGATGAGGTACTGATTTTTGATGAGGACACGCCCTACCAGCTAATCCAAAGGGTTAGGCCGGACATTCTCACAAAGGGCGGGGATTACAGAATTCATCAGGTTGTAGGACATGACTTGGTAAAGCAGACGATTATTGTGCCGTTTTTGGACGGGCATTCTTCTACTAGGATTATCAATGCGCTTGCACGGAACGGTTGAGAAGGGCTGGGGGTCAGAGCTAATCTGGGCTACTAACGACAAGTATTGCGGCAAGCTGATGACGTTTAATGAAGGTGCTAAGTTCTCGATGCATTTTCATGCGGTAAAAGAAGAGACTTGGTTGGTGCAGAGCGGTGTCTTTAAGGTTATTACAATTGACACAACAGATGCTTCCCGCGAAGAGGTTATTTTGGCTGCTGGGGATACATGGCATAACCCGCCCTTGGTGCCGCATCAATTGATCTGCATTGGTGCTGGGGTAATCCTAGAGGTATCAACGGCTGATTCAGTAGAAGATAACTACCGAGTAGAGAAGGGCGATAGCCAATGAATATTCTAGTAATCGGCGACGCCTGCATTGACGAGTACCGCTACGGGGTAATTACACGGATGAACCCTGAGTCTGCTGCCCCGTTGATGAGTTATGACGACAGCGAGGAACGGCTTGGGATGGCGCTTAATGTTGCCCAGAACCTAAAGTCCTTGGGTGCAGATGTGACGTTATCGACTAGCGAGGATATGTCCCGCAAGATCAGATACATTAACCGCAGGACTGGTGAGCAGTTACTGCGGGTAGATATAGACGTAGAGGCAGTCCCTTACGAGTTTTCCTATGATTACGACGAGTACGATGCGATTGTGATCTCTGACTATAACAAGGGGTTTGTCACTGACGAGACGGTTAAGGTCTTGCGTAAGGAGTTTTCTGGCCCGATCTACATGGATACCAAGAAGACTAACCTAGGGGACTTCCCCGGCATTTATTTCAAGATTAATGAGCGTGAAGAGCTTGCCTGCACCTCAACAACTGAAACCGTCATTGTGACGTATGGCGCACTTGGCTGTAGCTACATGGGGCATCTTTACCCTGCTAAGGCGGTTGATGTGGTGGACGTATGCGGCGCTGGTGATGTATTCCTAGCGGCTATGGTTGTGAAGCACCTAGAGACTGACGACATGGACGTAGCGCTTAACTTTGCTAACGAGAAGGCCGCTTTATCCTGCCAGAGCTTAGGGACGGTATGCGTATCCTAATCACAGGACATAAGGGCTTTATTGGCCAGAACATGGTTAAGGCACTGTCTGACCATGAGCTAAGCCTGTGTGAATGGGGGGATAATTATTCCCTTTATGGGATAGATCAAGTTATTCATTTGGGTGCGATCTCAGACACGCAGTGTACTGATTGGGATGCGCTAAGAAGGCAGAATGTTGAGTTTTCGCTAACCTTGATTGAGCGGTGCCAGCAAAAGCGGATACCTATCCAGGTTGCGTCCTCTGCGGCTGTTTACGGGGCAAGCAATACGACCTTCTGTGAGACGGATAAAACCGCACCAGGTAACATGTACGCGCTATCTAAGGAGATGGTTGAGCAATATCTGGGTAAGATTGCCCCAGTAGCGCCGGTACAGATTTTTAGGTACTTTAACGTGTACGGCCCTCACGAGGATCATAAGGGTGAGCAGGCGTCACCGTTCCATAAGTTTAGGGAGCAGGCTAAGACTGGAACGATTAAGATATTTGAGGGCAGTGAGAACTTTAAGCGGGACTTTATTCATGTTGGACGCGTGATTGAAGTCCATAAGAAGTTCTTTGAAATTGACAAGTCAGGCATTTGGAACGTTGGCACTGGCAGAACGATGTCGTTTTTAGATGTTGCTAAATTAGCCCGCGCAGAGTTTGGTGCGGAGATAGAAACGGTTCCAATGCCAGACCTGCCGGGTTATCAAAAGTTTACTCAAGCTAATGTATTAAAACTTAACGAAGACGCCATATATGGATCCCCAATTTTTAATTAATGTTGGCTTTGCCGCTGCCGGTTTCTTTGGGGGTTGGCTCATTAACAGCATGACCCGTTCCATTACGCGGCTTGAAGATAAGATGTCTGATCTTCCTTTGCTTTATGTCAACAAGGATGATTACAAGTCAGACATTACTGACATGAAAAATATGCTGAGTAAGATATTTGACAAACTTGATGGGAAGGCCGACAAGTGAAATATGGATCCGATTACGATTGGGGCGGCCTTCGCAGTCGCAAAGGCGGCAGTTGCTGGCGTAAAAGAGGCAATCGCCCTCGGTAAAGAGGTGCAGGAGTGTTACCACGACATTAGTGCCTTCTTTACGGCGCAGGGTGAGATACAGGCCGCGGTAGTCCAGCAGGAGCATGATAAGAAGTTAGGTAAACCAGTACAAAAAGACGCTACTGCTGAGGCGTTAGACGCAATGTTTGCCAGTAGGCAGATGTTCAAAATGGAAGTTGAGCTGCGTGAGGCTCTGATATACGGCTCTGGTAACGAGTCTGGGTTGTATGAAGAGATGTGCCAGCGGCGGGATGCCATCATTCAAGAGCGCAGGGACGCAATAGAGGAAGAGGCTAGGCTGGAGCGTATGCGCCTGCGGGAGATTGAGCGCAGGAAAGAGCAGCGTATCCAAAGCATTCAAGAATGGCTGGCGGTAGTGTTTGGCGTGTCAATCAGCAGCTTTATCATGTACGCGGTGTGGTGGATGTTCAAAAACGGGGGCAAAGATTAATGCTGACTCTTCTTTCAACTTTAGTAAGCTTCTTAATGGGTGGCTTGCCTAAAATCCTTGATTTTTTTCAGGACCGTGCAGATAAAGGCCATGAGATTAAGTTAGCCCAGATGCAAACAGAGCGTGAGCTACAACTAGCTGCCGCGGGTTTTGCTGCTCAGGCTAAGATTGAAGAGATCAAATTAGATGAGATTAAGGTCCAATCTTCCGCAGATACCCAGCAAGCCTTAATGGGTGCCCAGGAGGCAGAAATGCAGGCCATCTATGCTCACGACATGAGCCTGAACGAGGGGACTAGCCAATGGATGAAGAACCTTCGTGCTGGTGTGCGCCCGATTATCACGTTCGGCTTCTTTTTCCTGTTAGTGGCAATTGACGTGGGTTTGTACATTCACGGCATTAACAATAATGTATCTTTCAACGTTCTTGCCGACCAGCTATGGGATGATGAGACTCAGGCCTTGTTCGCTTCAATTATTGCCTTCCATTTTGGGGGCCGGGCGTTTGGCAAATGAAAGTCAGCCAGCAATGCTTAGCAATGATTCGGCACCACGAGGGTACCAGGCTGCGGCCTTATCGGTGCCCCGCTCTTTTGTGGACATGCCTTGTTGGACACGTATGCGACCCGAACCACGCAAGGATCCCGTTAGAGCAGAGGAAGTCTCTGCCGATACCGGAGGGGTGGAACAGACAATTTACGGTACAAGAAGCTGATGCGGTACTTGCTAAAGACCTTGAGAGGTTTATCCGAGGCGTATCCAAGTATTGCCCTGGTCCTATTACTCAAGGTCAGTTGGATGCACTGGTCAGCTTTAGCTTTAACCTTGGGTTAGGCACCCTCCAGCGGAGCACTTTACGGCAGAAGCATAACCGGGGTGACTACGAGGGTGCCGCAAAGGAATTTTTAAAGTTTACGAAGGCAGGCGGCAAGGTTCTTAGGGGACTTGTCGCTAGACGAAGTGACGAGCGGTTCCAATATTTGGCCAAATAAATACACGTTTTACATAGTTGCAACATGACCTTAAAATGGCCGTAAGTCTATGAAAGTTTAAGGAAAGTACCATGACAGCCGCCGTTGTGATGACCTATGACAGCCTAGTGGCTGACGTGATCTCCTACCTGGAGCGGACTGATACCGCCACGGTAGATAAGATTCCTACTTTTATTATGTTAGCTGAGCAGGTAATTGCCAGCCAGATCAAGTTTCTAGGCAACCTGACGGTCCAGGAAAGCCAGATGGTTGCTACGCAGTCGGTGATTGATAAGCCTGCTCGGTGGCACAAGACGGTCTCCATGAACGTCACCGTGGCCAACAACCGGTACCCGGTCCTGTTGCGCAAGCCTGAGTACCTGCGGGAGTACTGGCCAAATCCTAGCGAGACGGAAGTCCCAAAGTTTTACTCTGACTACGATTACACTCATTGGTTAGTGGCGCCGACGCCTGACCTTGACTATAACTTCGAGGTTATCTACTACGAGCGGGTTCAGCCTTTGAGCTCAAGTAACCAGGTTAATTGGTTTACAACCTATGCTCCGCAGGCTTTGCTGTATGGAACGTTACTGCAGTCGATGCCGTTCTTGAAGAACGATGACCGGATGCCTATGTGGCAGGCTCAGTACGACCTTATTATCAACACTCTGAAGGCCGAGGATGCGATGCGCATAGCCGACCGTCAGGCCGTCGCATTGGACTCCTAACTATGTCATATAACAGCCCCTTCACAGGAAACGTAGTCCAGCCCACGGACGTTTCTTACCGCGAGATCAACTTAACTGCAGATTTGCAGCTTGAGTGGCCAATTAACGGGACTACGACTGGCGATGCTGCTGCGCGAATTATGGACGTTTTGCCGGACCAGGCGGGCTGGAAGTTGTTCATGCCCCCGGCGAATCAGACATCGGTAGGTAACGATGCAATGATCCGCAACATTGGCGCCTTCACATTTACGGTTGTGGATTTTGATGGAAACACAATTATTGCGGTAGACGCCGGTGAGGCAAAGTACATCTACATTACTGATAATGCTGACGAGGCAGGCACCTGGGGCGTCTTAGAGTTTGGAGCCGGGACATCCTCTGCAGACTCGGCAACTTTGGCTGGGTATGGCTTAAAGGCAATCTCAACAACGCTAAACCAGTCCCATAACACGACCGCATTTTCCTCGAACTACACTGCTGTAGCGTCAGACCGTGCATCTTGCTACGTCTGGACTGGTGGCGCCGGCGTCTTAACCTTGCCTACTGCCGCCTCGCTTGGGAATGATTGGTTTATCCTGGTCCGTAATGGCGGCACGGGGTCTTTGTCTATTACCCCTACTACATCAAATATTAACGATGTGGCGTCGATTAGCTTACAGCCGGCTGATTCTTGCTTTGTGTGCTGCTCTGGAACCGCGTACTTTACGGTCGGCTTAGGTAAAGTCTCGCAGTTTAATTTCACGCAACTAACAAAGTTAGTGACAAGCGGCACCTATACCTTAACCTCCGCAGAGGCCGCTAACGTTGTCCAGAAGTACATTGGCACGTTAACTGGGGCGGTGACTGTTGAAGTCCCGCAGACGGTGCAGGTTTACTACATTGCGAATCAGACGACCGATCCTGGGCCTTATAACATTACCTTTACCACCGGCGTGCCTGGTGCGAATACGGCCATAGTGCCTGCCGGTAACCAAGTTATCCTGCTATGCGACTCCGTCAACATTTACAACGCGACTACAATCAGCGCAGGTGCTAGTGTCTCCTCATTATCCGACGGCACGGTAGTTAACCCTTCGCTTAACTTTGCCTCTGAGGCAAATACCGGCATGTACCGGCCTGGCACTGGCGAGATTGGCTGGTCTATTCTTGGGGTGAATGAGATGACCTTAGCGGCTTCAGGCTTAACCGTTCCTAGCGGTATCTCCGGCGGTATCTTCACATGACACAAAAAGTCTTTGCGCTTGATACTGTTGCCGGCATTCAGCGGGACGGTACGTTATTTGATAAGGCCTACTATACCGACGGCAAGTGGGTTAGGTTCCAACGTAAGCGCCCTCGTAAGATGGGCGGGTATCGGGTTATCTCTAACCAGCTAACGGGACCGTCTAGGGGTATTTGGGTTAACCCAAGGAACGGCCTTACCTATATTTTTAGTGGATACAGTGACGGCCTGCAGACGCTAACAATTGACAGCAACGGTGTCGGCTCTGGCATTCAAGATTTTACGTTGAATAACTTTACGCCATCAAATCTTAACCTTTGGCAATTTGACGGGTTCTATGATGTGTCAGGTTCTGGGCTATCAACAATTGTGGCTCATCCAGGTCAAAACTTGGCTGTAATTGATAACACTACGAACACGCCTGTTTTGATTGGCGATGTTATGGGCACGACCTTGTCCCAAATCGGAATTTTTACAGACAGCGTGACAACAACAAATGGCCTGCCTACGGTTACCTTGGCAGCCATTAATACCTTAATTGGTGCCGGGCAGTCTGTGACAGGTGCTGGAATTCCTAGTGGGACGACGGTCTTGTCTGTTGTTAGCACGACGGTTACCTTGTCTGCTAACGCTACGGCAAGTGCGACGGTGACGGCTACCTTTAATAATAATGTCAGTGTTTCCGGTGGCGTTGTTGTCTTGCATCCTTACGTCTTTGTTTACGGTAACGACGGCGTAATTAGAAACTGCTCGGCTGGTAACGCGCAAGATTGGGTCTCGGCCGACGCTAACGAGGTCAACGTGGCCACTGGCAAGATTGTGCAGGGCTTAACGGTGCGTGGTGGCTCTAATAGCCCGTCAGGCCTGTTCTGGAGCTTAGACAGCCTTATACGCGTCTCTTATGCCCCTCAGTCGTTAGGCGTCGCTGGTACGCCAAACTTCTCCGCCCCGACCTTCTGGCGCTACGACATTATCTCTAGTCAAACTTCTATTATGTCGTCGCAGTGCGTCATTGAATATGACGGCATCTATTACTGGATCGGCGTTGATCGATTCCTTCTGTACAACGGTACAGTGAAGGAAATTGAAAATAACATGAACCAGAACTACTTTTTCGATAACCTGAACTATGACGCTAGAGAAAAAGTCTGGGTAACAAAAGTACCTCGATATGGTGAGATTTGGTGGTACTACCCTCGTGGGGATTCCACTGAATGCAACGACGCCATTGTCTACAACGTTCGTGAACAAACCTGGTACGACGCTGGTGGAGCAATTGGAGCTCGACGCTCTGCTGGGTACTTCTCACAGGTGTTTGCTTTCCCTGTGGCCGCTGATTGGGTAACAACGGTATCGGAATCTGTTTTTGAAGCAAGTTTTGCCACTGTTAACGGCTCCCCTTACCTTAAAACGGCGACGTACTACCCAGACGCTATCGTAGGTCAGATTATTAACGGGACGGGGATTACTGTTGGCACCGAGGTGCAGACGGTCACAACTAGCGGCATTAACGGTCTTGGGGCTATTACGGCCGGATCTGGGTATGTAAACGGTTCGTACCTAAATATTCCATTTATAACCGGCAGCGGCTTTAACGGGACTGCTAATATTACTGTTGCCGGCAATGTTGTGACCGCTGTCGCAATCGTAAACCCTGGCGCTGTCTATGAGGTTGGTGACGTGCTTGAGGTTGACGATGCTGACTTAGGTGGTGGCTCTGGATTCTCGATACCCATTACCTCTATTTGGACGATGGTTATCACGATGACGGCTAACGCTACGGCGACCGGTACAGAGCTGTTGACGTTTAGTACTCAGCCAGACCTGATTGAAATATTTCAGAACGAGTACGGTACTGACTATGTAAATGGCCAGAACGCGGTTGCTATTGAGAGCTACTTTGAGACCAACGACCTTGGTTGGGTTAGCGGCGGTCCTGCTGAGATGTCCCCGGCTGGAACTAACCGGTGGCTGCGCTTAGAGCGCGTTGAGCCTGACTTCATCATGACAGGTGAGATGAACCTTGTTGTAACCGGGCGTCCATTTGCACAGGGTGATGACCAGGAGTCTGCCCCGTATGTGTTTGACGCTAACATTGGCAAGATTGACATGAAAGAGCAGCGCCGGGAGTTACGCCTGCGGTTCATTTCAAACATTGTTGGTGGTAACTATCAATTAGGTAAGTTGCTGTTGAATGCGGACCTTGGCGACGTTCGAGGTTTCGGATCATGATGAGCATTGGCGTCAGCCCTCCGCTTGTCTATGACCCTCGGTATCATACGTTTGATTCTTGGGCGTGCCTGATGGTCGAGCAATACGCGGCAAATCAACTTGCTATTCCTACGCCGGGCATGGACTGGACCGAGTGGGCTCGGGGGTTGAAGGCGATTGACGTGTTCACGAACGAAGGTATTCCGGGTCCCGTTGGGTTTGATAACTGGTTTGATTGGGCATCTGCATTGTTAGGCGCCATCAACCCTAGCGTGGCGTAAAGGTAAATTATGGCTCTTACTTATGGCGAAAAACAGGCTCAGTTAACGAGCGAACTAGGACGCCCTCCAACTGCAAAAGAGATGAGCGCGGCAATTTCTCCAGCAAAGACGGTAGCAACTACTACCGGTGGTTTGCCTGCAGTTGAGGTTGGCGTGCAGCTTCCTAAAGATCTTATGGGCGGGGTAGGTGCTGCTACGGTAAGCGGGGTAACCGCGGCTCCTGCGGCAGGTGGCTTAACTGTGGCACCTACAACGTCTTTCGTTGGCCCTGCTGCCCCTGCTGGCTTAGATAAACCTGCGCCTACCATTGCCCCGTTAACGTACTCCCCGACGCCAATTACAGCAGCCCAGCAGCAGACTGTTACGGCCGCTGAGACTGCCGGCCCTGCTGCGCCTACTGGGTTAGGTCAGCCATCGCCAATAGTAAGCCCTATATCGATTTCTCCGACCCCAACCGGCGCCCCACTGGCTGCTGCTGATAAGTTAAGTACGCTATATGCCGACGTTCTCGGTCGTGCAGACGCGAAATTAGCAGACCCAGAAGGTTTCCAATACTGGCTAAACACCATCGGCGCAGACAACGCGATTACGCCGGAAGAGGAAGAGATCTGGCGAAAGGCTGCTGAGCCTGAGTTAGAAAAGAAGACAATAGGTCAATACACCGGCACTGTTCCCGCTGAGGACGTTAAGAGCTACTTTGATGCGAACCAAGAAAACCCAGGACTAGTTGCTGCATATGCAACAAGAAACAATATCCCACTAGAGCAGATGGCTGCGGCTACTGGCAAGACTGTGGACGAGTTGTCTAAGTTTTACGATACATTTTATACGCCTATTGATTACTCTAAAGTTGAGGATTACAGCAAAGACCCGACTACAGGTAAGACTCTGTTCGGCACCGGTGGGCAATTCGGTTATACGAAGGGCGTAGCAAACCTTGACGCTAACGCGGTAGATAAGTTTCTTGCTGAGCAAAGAGACAAGGCATCAATTCAGGTCATGGGCGGTACTACTACAAACCCTAATGTTATCTCTGGTGACCTTAAAGCCGCGGACAATAAGCTTGGGTGGTCACTTGACAGTTACTCAGGGAAGATTGCTCAGGGCCTTGATGCTTTAGGCGTTACCTATGACCAGCCTGGTCCGATGGGGTCAAAAGGCACTAAAGGCAATATTTGGGAGTTTGCTGAGAGGGCTGGCGTCAACAAAGACGACTTCTATAAAGAGACAACGACTCAATACGGCGCTAAGCAGAAGGTATTTGATGATGATGCCTTTAAGGCTGCCGTCAATGACAAATACAAGGACTTCTATGCAGTTACCGGCTTAGTTGAGGGCGGTGAGCATAGCGCGTTTACTCCAGATTTAGTCTCACAGGCTAGATCTAAAGGCGCTAACCATGCCCAGGTACTTTATACAAAGGTCGGTGATAAGTTAGTTCCGATTAGTGATCCGCAGTTCTTTAAGGCTCAGCGTGAGGGGACCGGCTTTGCCGGGTTCGTTGCTGAGGTAGCCCCTTATGCGCTAATGATGTTCCCAGGCGTTGGGCAGGCAATTGGTTCAGCGGTTGGTTTAAGCGGGACTACTGCTGCGGTTGTTGGTAATGCTGCTCTGAGTGCTGGCCTTGCTGCGTTTACTGGCGGCGATGTCCTTAAATCTGCCCTTATAGGCGGTGCATTAGGCGGGCTTAGCTTTAACGCTACGGATGTCGCAGGCAACATTATCGGCGGTGGTGATATTGGCTTAGGGTTTGACCGGATGAACGCATTAGCGTCACAGACTGGCCTAAGCTTCAATCAAATATCAAGCGCGGTAACTGGGGCTACTGGTAACGCTCTATCGGCTGCAGTTATTGGCGGTAAAAATGCCGCTGAGTCGTTTGTTACCTATCTGACTGCGTCGTTAGGTAGCTCTGCTGCTGGGAACACTATTGGGAATTTTGTAAAAGATATTAATCCTGGGCAGTTTGACAAGGCGGCTAAGTACGCAAGCAATGCTGCCTCTGCTGCTACCTCTGCCGCTATATCTGGTGGGGACATTTCTGCTGCTGCCGGTAGCGCATTAGTTTCTACTGCAGGCAGTGACATTAAAAAAAGCATCACTAAGGGTGGCATTAAGACTGCAGAGGCTGATATAGGGCAGACAGATGAAGAGCTTGCGGCAATTATTGAGAGTGGTGAGAAAAGCAAAGATTATGGCAAACAGGTAGGGCAACAATTAGCCGCATATACACCAGCGGGTAAAGAAGGGTACGAATTTATTCCGGCTACGGCAGAAGAAACAGATGTTGCTGGAACCCTTGCCCCCGTAGAAGTTATCGACAAACGAACTGCTGCAACTCTTGAAGAAACAAAAAAAGATATTTTAGGTACGATAACCGGCGACCAAAACATAGAGCCTTCAAAGGACACTGGTACTCCTATTAAAACCGAAACAAAAACAGAAGATACTGCTGGTGGGTTTGACGTAAACAAAGATATTGCAAACGCTGTTCTCGCAACAAATACTAAGGCCTCCGCTGATACTGCCGCGGCTAAGGCTACCGCTGACGCTAAAGTTGCCGCCGATGCTAAGGCTGCTGCAGACGCTAAGGCCGCTAGTGACGCCTCTAACGCTAAGGCTGCTGCTGATGCCAAGGCTGCTGCAACGGCTAAGGCTGACGCCGATAACAAGGCTGCTAAGGCTACTGCTGACGCTAAAGATGCTGCTGTCGCTAAGTCTGTTGCTGACGCGAAGCTTGTTAAAGCTTCCGAGCTAAAGGTTGAAGGTAAAGAAACAACTACAGGTCCGCTAAAAAAAGAGGAGACGCTTCCCCCGGTTGAAGTTATCGGGAAAAAGGAAGAGGGCACTCTGCCCCCAGTTGAAGTTATTGGGGAAAAAGAAGATGGCCCGCTTCTGCCGGGTCAAGTTATTACAGAGAAAGAGGAAGAAACGCTTCCTCCTGTTGAAGTTATTGGGAAAAAAGAAGAAGAAACTTTGCCCCCGGTTGAGGTTATAGGAAAAAAGGAAGAAGAGACGCTTCCTCCGGTTGAGGTAATTGGAGAAAAAGAACCTGAGCCTAAACCTGAACCTGAGCCTAAGCCGGAGGAAAAAGAAAAACCTGCAGTGGAAATTGAGCCTGTCGTCGTGCCAAAGGGGATATCTTTCTCCGACTTACTGAAGGGCGCCGGTGCTGCTGCTACTGCCGAAAATTATTACGCTAAATTTGGTAAGCGGTTTACTTCTGGCGACGCAGTACAAAAGCCGTTTGAGGGAGCTTTAGCTGATTTCTTTAAAGAGATGGAATTAGGTTCTTACGCCGAGTCAAAATTTGGCGAAGAGCCACAAGCAAACACAACTGGAGAACAACCCATGTCACAACAAGATGCCTACTTTAGTTATGGTAAGCCAACGGGGATTGATGACATCCTCCGTGCCCAGACCACAGATGAATATCAGCGGTTTAATACAAACACGATGAAGGCAAAGGAGGGCGGGTTAGCTACGCCGCTGTTTGCTGCCGGCGGCACTACTCGGTACGGCTATAACTCTGGCGGCGCACTGCCTACGGTAGCGCATAGTGGCAAGGAGAGAGTAGACTTCCGTCAGGGAGACGCTGTTACGGGACCTGGGGATGGGCAGTCGGATGACATCCCGGCGATGTTAGCTGACGGTGAGTTTGTGATCCCTGCCGACGTGGTCTCTGCCTTAGGTAACGGGTCTACAAAGGCCGGCTCTGACAAGCTGTATGACATGATGCACAATATTCGACGTACACATAGGGCTGGGGATCATAAAGACCTGCCTACTCCGGCAAAGAAGTCCCCGCTGGATTACATTAAGACAAAGTCTAGGAGATAAATATGGGTTTTTTACAAGGAGCACCGTTACCGGACGTAACAGTCACTACTGGCAAGACGCAAGCCGCCCCTGAGTACTACACAGATTATCTAACCGACCTGTCTAAGGTTGGTACAGACGCGTTAAAGACGACCGCCGAAACGGGCGTTGCCGCTTACGACCCGATGCAGACCTTAGGCTACGGGAAGGTTGAGGATGCGGCTAAAGCTTACCTGCCTGGCATAACATCAGCCCAAACAACTGCCGGTAATCTAACTGCCGGGTTAGATCTAAACCGGATCTCTCAGTTCATGAACCCGTACCAGACGAACGTTGTTGACGAGATGGAGCGTCTCGCGCAGCAGAACATCCAGCGCAACGTATTGCCATCCTTAAAGGGTGCCTTTGTGGGTTCCGGTGGGCTTGGTGGCCAGCGCTATGCTGGCGCCCTTGGGCAGAGCATGGCTGATATCCAGGCTAACTTAACTGGGCAGCAGACTGGCGCCTTACAGAAGGGCTATAGCGAGTCTTTAGTTGCCGCGCTACAGGAGGCTGGGTTGATGCGCCAGGCGGCTGACCTGCAGGCAGAGCTGGCTGGTAAAGCGCAGAACCTTGGTTTAACTGAGGCTGGTGCCTTAACGAAGGCCGGTGCTGAGCAGCAGGCTTATGAGCAGGCTCAACTTGACTTCCCGACGAAACGTGCGGCTGACATTGCTGCGCTGATGCGTGGCTATAACATCCCGATTAGCGAGACAGAGAAGCGCGTAGGGCCACTAGCGGGCTCTTATACTACCTCCGGCATGCAGGACATAACGACCTTGGCCTCACTGCTTGGTAGTGGTGCCCTTGGTAAGGCTGGCAGTAATATTGGTGATGTGATTGGCGGTTTAGGTGGATTCCTTAAAGGTCTTGGTTCTGGTAGCGGTACCACTGTTGAAGATTATGGTATTACGCAGCAGGACTGGGAAGATTATTACAACGGATAAGGAATTATTGTGGCTGATAAACAATCAACGACCTATATTCCTGGCGGTGGTCCAGAGGCAGTATCGGCAAATCAGGCCTATGAGGATGCTTTGCAGCAGATGCTTGCGTCCCTTGACGCCCGTAAGAATAGGCTATTTGAGCCGACCCTCTTAGCGATTGCTGCTGGTAGCGCTAAGCCTACCCAAACAGGTGGTTGGGGCGAGTCTTTAGGTAACGTTGCCAAGTCCCTGCAGGAGAGCGAAGCGCAGCAGATGACAGAGGCCCAGAAGTACGCCGAGGCTAAGCTTGGCCTAGCAGGGCGTGGGTTAGAGCTTGAGCGCCAGAAAAGCCGTGAGAGGCAGTTCCAGTCAATAATTGGTGGGCCTCCTACAAAACCTCCCGGAGCGCTTCCTGGAGCCGTTAAAGCAGCCCCTGGGGCATTGCCTGACAGTACTGTCTTGCCAGGACGTGGGGACGTACAAGTTGGCAGCGTAGAAGGTTTGCCAACTGCGGCAGATATGTTGGCTAGATCGCCTGGTCAAAGACCTCCTGAGCCACCGCAACCGGTTGCGCAACCCGTTGCGGTTGAAGTGCCACCTGGATTTGAGGCTGCGCAAGGCATTCAAGTTTCTAAGCCGTCTCCTGGCTTTATGGACCGCACTCAATACTTAGCGTTAGCAAGTATGGATCCTAATATTAGCCCTGCTGAGGCAATTAAAAATGCTCAGGAGATGGACGCTAAGCGGTACCAGACAAAAGAAAGTGGCGTCATTGATCTAGCGACTGGCATGTTCTATCCGTTCCCGAAAGGTGAGCAGGTTGATCGCCAAATCTTCGGCGAGGGTGGCGGCAATACTTACAAGGTGGATGCTCGTACTGCGGCGTTGCTTGACTTGTACGCGTCAACGAATGACCCGCGGTACTTTAAGGTGGCTGAGCGTGTCTTAAAAGGCCCAGAGCGTAAGGGGGAAGCTAAAGGCGAAGGTGAGCCGACTCAGGTGCTGTCTACGGAGCAAAGAGCGGCTCAGCAGAAGGCACAAGAAGTTTTCCAAACAAAGAGAGCAGAGTCTGCTGCGGCAAAAGAAGAGGATTTACAGAAGAAATCTAACACGGCATCGCGCATGTATTCAAGCGCATCCGATGTGCAGAAAAGACTAGCTGAGAGCGAATCCTTCTTTGGTTTATTTTCACGCCCAGGCCTGATGTCTTCTATTGGCAATCTAGTTAACGAGGCGATTGATGCTGGCAATACTAAAGTTAAATTAGGCGGCTTTGAGAAGAGTATTACCCAGCTCATGCCAGGCCTAGCGCAGACTGACCTTGATAACGTCATGGCCGCTGCTGGCTCTTTAGCTGAGATTGAGCTTTTGTATACGCAGGAGCTGATGAACAAGCAAGGCCAAATTACGGAAGGTGAACGAGCTATTGTTCGCCGTATTCCAGGCACAACAAGCTCAAGCCCAGCAGTGCTAAGAGACAAGATGGACTTGCTGAAGATGCACGCTCAACGAGACATTGATCTTGCTGATGCATACAAGCAGTTTAAGAAAGACAATAAAGGCAAGGCCGTTAACTACAACGACTTTGAAGATTCAAAAGAATACGAAAATATGAAGTTGGATTACGAAAAAGCTCTAGCTAAGCGGTTTAAGTTTGAGGAAGCAATTCCAACGCGCAAGAGGGAAGGCGCGGTACCTGGAGCCCCAAAGACTAGAGACAATACCGGCGCTAAAACACGCCTTGACTATTAAATGAGGAAGAATAATGGCTGACCTCAAGTTCTCAAAGCCGCTGACAGAAGCGCAGCGTAAGTACGCTGAGATGATCATCAACGAAGCAAACAAGCAGGGCGTCCCACCTGAGCTTGCCCTTGGTATTGCCTTTAACGAGAGCGGGATTAACCCAAATGCCCCAGACGGCTCGGCTGGTGAGATTGGCATCATGCAGGTTAAGCCAGGCACCGGTGTAGAGGTTGGGTTTAAGGCGCAAGACCTGCGGGATCCGGCTAAGAACATTCAAGCCGGCATCGCGTACCTGAAAAAGTCTTATGACCTATCAGACAAGGACCCTGAGCTTGCCGCGGCTGGTTACAACGCTGGTATTAATCACGCGTTCTTTACCGAAAAGGGCAAAGACCTCCCATCTGGCACGAAGGATTATCTGCGCAGGCTACGTGACTCCGGTGTCTTTGAGGCGATTAAGGCCCCAGCAGAAGCTCCCCCAGAAGCCCCACCGGCAGAAGCCGCTGCGGAGGCGCCTGCTGCGGCACAAGCTGCCCCGGCAGTAGCTGCTCCACCAGATGACATCAATGCTCGGATGGCAGCAGCCCAAGCTGAGCAAGAGGAGCGCATGGGCCAGATCGCTGGCGGTATGGCAGGTCTAGGGTTAACAACAGCAAGGGTTGGCGCTAAGGGGGTATCGTCTGCCGCGAGTTCTGCTGCGAATATTCTCGGTGAGGGCTTTGCGCGAGGGTTAGCTCGTAACGCTCCTCCCGCGGTTCTCCCTGGGGCACCGCCCTCTGCCCCGCCTGGTGCCCCGATTGCCCCGGCTGGTGCACGCCCTGGTGGCCTTCCGGCTGTCCAAGCGGGTGGGTCTGCAACATTTAACTATGGCAAGGCGTTTGGCTTACCTGATATTGAGGCTGCCCGTGCCTTGGACATGACGAAGCAAGCCGGCGGCGCTAATGAGCTGATCGCTAAACGTAGAGAGGCTATGCAGAAGGTACAGCAGATGTTCCCAGGCGAGTTCGTAGAGAACCCACGCTTTGGTGGTCTGATGACCCCAGACCCGTCTGTTGGCGCCGGTCCACGGGCACCGTATGCTGCAAACGTATTGGCTGGAGAGCAGCGCCCCCCTAACGTCATAGGACGTGCTAAACCGCCGCCTATCCCAATGACATCTAAGCCTGGGCTGGATGGTGTAGTGGACGACTTTAGGCGAATGGTTGGACCAGGCTCACCGGTTGGCAAGATCGTCGGTGGCGTGATGAAGTATGTTGCCCCGCCGTTAGCCTTAGCGCAGGCCGGTGGTGAGTTTGCTAATCTGTACGGCGAGTTCCAAAAGCCGAAGCCTGATGTCGGCGTAATGGCCCGTCGTGGCATTGGTGGCGTAGGCTCGGTCCTATCTGCGTTCCCAGGAACAGCCCCGATAGGCATCCCGATGGCAGTAGCGCCAGGGGCCTACGAGGCTTACCTTAGGAACAGGAAGAGCATGCCAGGCGTTGAGGCCTTAGAAGTGCCGATCCTTTAAACTGTTTTTGCTGTGGCTCTTCCCCCCAGACTCTCCGCTGGGGGGTTTTTTTCATTTAGGGACTTGCGTTAAGAGCCCCTTAGCGACTTCCCTGTTCATCTCCGCAACAATCTTAACGCAGCGCTCATGCTCAGCCTTACGGGCTTTGATAGAGACGACGGCCTCAATCTTCTTTGCATACTCTAGGACATCTACCTCGTTTGCGTAGATGCCGTTTGGGTCTTCGCTAGTGACGTAAAAGAATATTTGCTTTACTTCCTCTTTGCTTAGCATTGCTTCCTCACTCGTGATTGTTTTTAATTTGCCAGAACTCTAGGAGACGTAGGAACATTGACCAGCCCCTTAGAATGTCCCCCTCTGCCCACTCATGGATAACGACTAGGCCTGGGTTATCTCGGCTAATAAAGACGTTCGCACAACGCGCCTCCGGCACCCCTAGACCGATCCGGTAGGCGGCTAGTTGCATGGCATGTTCTTCGTATGCCTCAACCTTGCTGCCGTCAGAGAACTCTTTTGTCTTAATATCAACGACAAGGCCGCTGTGGCCATTGCCGGCAGGTACGTACAGGTCGCACTTGCCGCCATAGCCTAGCTCGTGGGAGAAGGCACGCTCCGCTATCCACTCATGCACCCCTAGCTTGTCGGTGATGATGCGGTCACAGGCGTCTACATGCTTAGCGTGCACGGGGTCAAAGGACTTCCCCTCATAGAACGACTGGGCACTAGCATGAATAGCCGTGCCCGCGTCTGCTGCACGCCTTCCCTGCTCCTTAGAGTCGGTGACGATACGGGAGATGTAATCGTCCTCCGTCTCCCCATCGGCCTTCGTTAAAGTAAGGGCGGCCATGAGCAACTGCTTCATTTTCCAAACATCTAAGCCGGGCTTAGCCATCACGTTAATGATGGTCGTCACCGACGGGACAAGGTTAAGCTTACGGGCATCCCGCAGGGTTGTGTAACGTTCCTTCCCGTTAACCCCAGTGGTTGTGTAAGCCGGCACCCCATCCCTTGTATACCAATGCCCAGATTCTGCGGCCCAGGTCTTTGCTGTGAGTGACATCATTGATCCTTTTTGACAACACGAAGGACGCGTTGGGACCGTTTAGTGCCCCCCTTGCGACGTTCCCCGGTGTCCTCGATGTAACCCTTACGGATTAGCGGGGCGTAGCGGGGCGAGATGGTCTGTACCCCATGCATGGGTAGGGCACGGCAGATTTCGTCGCTTGTGCAGCCGTTTGGGTGCCTTGCGATGACCTCATAGACTAGCGCCTCAAGCTTGCCGGCTGTGAGCTTCTCAGTAGCCTCGTGGCTCGTGTCTGGGTCCGAGTTACGCCGCATCATATGAATTGGCGTCCCGAAGGCGTTTAGGACTGGTCCAGAGTTATCCACAGTTTTTTTCTTATTAGAAAGGAATATCATCTTCAGCCTCAAAATCTTTTGGTTTCGCTGGAGCCTCTCCAGTAAGGCCTTGATACTCTTGTGAAGATTGAATGACTTTTCTCCAATAGGGAGACAGGCTGTCAAATACTTCCTGATCTGGTTCGTCAAGGTCATAACATTTAAGCTCGTTAATGCCGGTTGGCAGCTTGCCTTTTAGCTCCGGCGGAACTGCTGAGATATCTGAAAGGACGTTCTTTGGCTCCCCATTTTTCTTAATGATGGTTTTAACGGAGATCATTGCCCAGGCGCCAAGTACGTTCTTTACTTCAAACTTTCGCTTTTCTGCTTCCGTAAAAGGACGCCCACGCCAGTTCTGCAGGTCTATAAAGAACGGCGCCTTTTCGTAGGTAGATGCGTTGTACATCTTATCAATGGACATCGGCTCACCGGTTTTTATCGTCAGCGGATTGCCTGCAAAATCTTTCCCATGCACCTCAAACAGCAAGGCTATCTTATGTTTGTATTTGGTTTCACCAACAGTAAACAAATCTAATTGCATACCGCAGTCGATAACCTGGTAGCAGCGTGCTAGGTGCATGCCGACTGGCACTTCGAT